CCGTCCGTGGATGCAAAGCTCCGCGAATCCTATCGCCGGGTGCTGCGCCATCTGCGCGAGAATACGCTCTCTGCGTCTGATCTGAGCCGCATTCAGAACGCATTGACCTTCCTGTCGCCGCTCTGCCGGGACACCCGCGAAGCCCACAAGGACATGATGGGCGTGACATTAAAAACCGATGCTCTGCTGAAAGCCAACCGATAAGCGACCACCCGCTGCGCTGGCAGCGGGTGCTTTGATTTCTCGCGTCCCAGCATCGCCAATACGCCGTGGTTTCGTCCTGGAGCGGGTGGAGGCTTGCCTGCGGTTTTAACGTCTGAAACGTCGCACAGCCGGCTAACGCGCTGGCATCTGTGCTTGGAGTGGGTGTTCGGCAAGACCAACAAAAACGCCGGTCGAAATTCTACATTTTGCCGAGGACAAAAAAGAGCCGTTTTTCCGAAAAGTCCTCAGAAAAGCGGCTCAAAAAGCCTTGGGTAAAGGTACAGGTCCATCGAATTTGCCAAAGCCCATTTTGGCATCTTTTTGTCACGCCTCTAAAAATGGGCGCAAAAAAGCCCGGAAGTCGTTGAAACTTCTAGGCTTTTCGCAGCGGCATCTATTTTGGTGCAGCTTGATGGTGGACCTGAAGAGACTCGAACTCTGAAAAAACACTGTATTTTCAATGTTAATTTGCATACTGTGTTTATTCTGTGTCCAGCCCCTTTTCTGTGTTCTCAGCTCCTTGCGATATGCTCATAATACGCCATGAGCTTTTGTTCCGGCCCCGGGCCGTCCTTGTCGAGCAGAAACGCCTTTGCCAGCGCGGCGTAGAACTCCGGGCGGTTGAGGCCGAACTCTACGGCGACTGGGTAGTAGTCCGAGTACATCATGTTCATGGCTACGCCCCATGCCCAGCGCGGGACCGCTGGCGCCTGAATGCCCATGCTCTCGGCCACAGCCGTTGTCTGTTCCATCGTCCAGTGCGGGCCTGCCGTGCCGTCGGCGTTTTGCATGTTGGCTGCCCACTGCATCGCCGTTTCGCGGTCAAACTCGACCGTCTCCGGCTCGTCGTGGTCCTCGAGCTTATCCAGCCGGCACAGCAGATCTGTGACTGCTGCGGCCTGCTCGACCGTACGCATGGACACCGGGCACTCCGCGATCTCCCGCAGCGCGGCGTGGAGTTTGTCTTTATACGCCTGCATGATAGCACCTCATGCGAGCTTGAGCAGCCCCGTGCAAAGCTCGATCACGGAGCCTGCGGCCGTGCTGTCGGTCGTCGCCACGAGCGTGAATGTATGATTGACGCAGCAGCAGCACCCGGACAGCTCCAGATCCGTCTCCGTGTGGATCTCCGCATTGCCGGATGCCGGCAGCGTGACGCGCTTGAGCGTGCAGGGCAGCGCGACGCCGTCCATGTACCACTGCAGGGTCAGGACGCCCGCGGCCGTCGCCGCGATGACCGCATCTGCGGCCAGATGATACAGGCCGATCTTGACCGTGTCGTAGCTCTGCGGCTCGACCTGGATGGACGAACCGGAATTGACGACCTTTGCCCCGGCCAGCGTCAGCACGTTTTCGCTGTCTGCCGCGAGCAGTTGGGGCGCGTTATTAAAATATCGGACGCATGATTTTTGATACGCCCGATTTCCATTGCCGTTATTACAAGCCATTTTCATTACTCCTTCCGTTTGGGCTTATGTGAAGGGGCATTATGCCCCGGATAGCTATATCAGGATGGGTCCGCGTCAGCCGCCGCAGCCGCACGGATTGCAGGGCGGGTTCTGGTAGTACCTGCCCAGCTGGCCGAGGATGTACTGCGACTGCATATAGTCGTTGTTCGCGGCGCGGCTCTGTGCGAGTTCGTCGCGCAGGCGCTGGTTCTCCTGCTGCTGCAGGAGCGTTCTGGTCGCCTCGCCCTCGGCGTGGATGGCCGTCTTGATCTCGCACGCGTTGATGCTGGAGTTGTAGTTGACGCCGTCGATCGCGCGGAGAATGTCGCAGCAGCACTTCTGCTGCACAGAGATGCCGCTCTCCGTGACGGACTGCAAATCGCGCAGCTCGCCGAGGATGTTGTAGGCGTTGTCCTTGACGGCGCTTGTGACGTCGTACGCGCCCTGACGCGTTGCGGCCACGCCCTCGTTGTTCTGGCGCTCCAGAGCCGCAAAGTCCGTTGCACGCTGTACGTCGGCCTGCGTCGCCGGGGCACTCTCGCCGCTGCCGCCGAAGCCTCTGCCCGCGAAGAGCAGGAAGAACAGCGCGATCAGGATGACAATGCCCCATCCGCCGAAGCCATAATCCTTATCCATGGTTTTCCCTCCTTTCTGGGTGGAATGAAATTTGATAGGCGCTTTCGCGCGGTATCACTTGCCGATCTGGCCGACGAGCTCGCCGACCGTCTTGTTTTTGTTTGCCTCGAACCACGCCTCAAAGCCTGGCTGCGAGGCCAGGAAGCTAAGCACCATCTGCGGGCTCTGCCCCTGCAGCGTCGTCTTCGCTGTCTGCAGCAGACCGTTCAGCAGCTTGTTTCCCCCGCCGTTTCCGCCCATCAGGGCCATAATCGGATTTTGCATTGAGCTTTCCCTCCAGTTCTTCGATTTTCCCGGCCATGCTCTGCAGGCCGGCCGTGATCTGTTTCAGCTGCTCCTGCAGCTGGTTTGCCGCCTTTTCCTCTTCTGTCGGCTCCGGGAAGATCCGGAACCGCGCGATGGTCTTGGCCGCCATGCTGTCCGTGCGGATGTAGTACAGCAGGTTCTCGGTCTCGTGCAGCGCGAGCGCGTTGTCGTTCGGCTGCATCTGCAGGTTGTTGATGCTGGCCTCGCTGGCCACGGTCAGCACGCCGAGCTTCGGCGGCTGCGGCGGCAGCTGCGGGCCCTGCGGCCGCGGCATGGGCTGCAGCTGGATCTGCTGCGCGCCGTCCATCTCCCAGCGGCCCGTGTACGGGTTGTACGCCATGCGGTATCGCCCCTTTCTGCTACCATTCTAGCGTTTCCCCGTCCCCGCTGGGGGGCATTTGTGTACCATTTGTGTACCATTTGTGGGACATGTGGGCATAGAAAAAGCGCCATGAGCCGTTGCTCATGGCGCTTTCTCTTTGTCTGTTTTCCCTGCCAGACGGCGGGCGATATTGTAGATGTGCGGCAGGCGGCGGGAGATGGTTTTTCGGTCGACGCCGATCTCGGCGGCGGCGTCCATCTGCGGGAGCCTGCGCACGATATAAAGTATCACGATCTGCTGATCGATCACGTCCAAAAGTCCCTCGTCGGTGACGCGCTCCCAGTCGCTGCGCGTGAGGTGTTCCAGCTCCTTCGGCAGAGCCAGCCGCGCAGTTATGCTTTCGTCACTCCCTTCGGCCCGCCGCCGGGCGGAGGCTTACTTTTCCTTGTGATTCAGCACAGCGATATTGCCCTTGTTGCTGACTTCGAGATCCAGCGCGGCGGCGATATCGCGCACCTTGACGTAGTTCGTGCCGTCTTTCAGGATGCGTTCAACGGCGACTTCTTTACCGTCCACGATGATCTTGCTCTTTTCGACCACTTCTTTTTCCCCCTCTCCGTTCTTTCCATCTTCGAGGGCCATCACGGTATGGCCCGAGCTTACCAGCACGTCCCCGCGCAGGAGATTGGCGTCTGTCGTCAGGTACTTGCTGCCGGTCAGCAGCTCGAAGTCCCCCGTTGCGGGCCAATCGTGCCGCATGCAGTAGGTGGTGCAGCTGTTGCCCTGCCGCCGGAAAAGATCCTCCAGCTTGTGCACGCCTGCCGAGATGGCGCACAGCATCATAAATGCCGAGCAGTCCGTTTCCACCGGCTTTGTGATCTTGCTCAGATCCCATCCCACGGCCTTTGCCGCCGCATACGCGGTGTTGCGATTGTCCATATCGTAGCCGATATTCTTGTTCTTCACGCCGGCCTCGCAGGCTTTCGCGGCCAGCTCCGCCTTTGCCGGGTCCTTGAACCGCAGCACTCCCAGCCACACGGCTGGATACCACGTGGAGAAATTCAGCTCCCGGCCCGTCTGGTTTCCGGGCTGCTGCCCGTGGCCGCCTGTTTCACCGAGACTGGCCTGCCCGATCTTGATACTCATGCCCGCTCACTCCCGTACAGCTCGTGGTGCAGCTGCAGCACGGCGGCCTCGATCAGCTTGTCGATTGTTTCCACATCAAATTGAATGCCCTTTTCGGCGAGGAAGTTCACAACATACGCCTTTTTTGCCGCGCCGTCCGTCGCGGTGTACAGCTGCTCCGCCGCCTTTACGCCGATCTCAACGTAAGTGCGGAGCGTTTGCAGCTTATCCGCGTCGATCTTGGTTTTGAGCCACGGGATCAAAAATGCCGAGACGAGCGCGCTGATGAGCGCGATCACTGCCGAGATAATTTGCGTGTAGTCCATAAGTAATTACTCCTTTCGCTATTCGACTGTTTCATTTTTCTTCGCAAAAACCCGCTTGAAGGCAAGCAGGCCAAGCTCTGTGATGGTTGCCCATCCGGTAAAGCCGAGTACGTCGGACAGGTCGACCGACGCGCCGAGCTCCGGGCTGCGGATGACTGCAATTAGGACGGCGACAGTTTTCAGAGCGCAGGCCCAGACAATTACCGTCGTGATGAGCTGGAGCAGATACACAACAATGGTTCGCGCCATTTCGCCCTTGCTCCACTTGCCTTTTACCCGCATATCTGCCTCCTAATTTATTGCGCACTGCTATGTTCGCATTGCGCCTCCAGCTGGTGCAAAAACTTTTTTACATCGCCGTTTCCGCCCAGCTTGACGTATTTCTGCCCGGCGATCAGACGCTCTGCCATTGGCATTTCCTCCGACATGATGGTCAGACGGAGAATTGCGAGATATTGCTCGTCCTGATGCTCCTGCATTTTCCCGAGCTTTTTGTCGATCTCGGCGAGATGGTCGCCCTGGGAGTCTGCCTGTGTTTTCTTCTTCTGCGCTGTGCCGACGATGGCCTGAATGACCGTCGTCAGCGCGGACGAGCCGAGGACGGCGCAGATGATCGTGATGGTTCCAGCATCCATGTTTTTACCTCTTTTCTGTCTTCGCCTGCCACGTGATATCCCTGCCGCAGACGCCGGTCAGGCGGTCGCGGAGGTAGTTCAGCGCCGTCCCGACGCGGTTTAGGTCAACGTCGTTGTATGCGCCCTTCATCCCCGCCAGCCACTCCGCCAGCTCCGCCGCCGTCATGCCCGCGTAGCCCTTCACGGCCAACTCGTGCACGCGTGCGACGTCCGCTGTCGTTCGGTCGGTGATGAGGGTATAGATAATCGTACTCATAGAAGCTCCTTAACGCCCGTCGGCTTGTTTATCAGAATGACCTTAAAGATCATATCTACATGATTAGAAACACCACGCCGCCGCGATGCCGTCCACCTCGGACGCGACGCTCCAGTCCGCCTCACCGTTCCATCCCGTTCTGTCAAAGCAGCTGGTGTTGTTGAGTCTCGGCGAGCGCAAATACCATGCACGGTTTTTCTTCCGGTTGGCCGCCGTCTTGTAATACTCGTACTGCGTGCCCTCGCCCGCATAGGAGTATGTCCGCGTGCCCTGGACCTCGATCTCCGACAGCAGGAACAGCGTGTCCTCCGTCGTGTCGATGGCCGAGCTGGCGCTGCCTGCCGAGGTTTTCTTCGTCACGGCTTTAAATGCAGCTACAACCTCTGCCGGCATCACCTTTTTCAGTGCCGGGAATGCGGTGGACGTCCGCACCAGACAGTTCACCCAACCACAGCTATTGCTCTCTGCGCCGTTCATCTTATACTGCGTCGCGTAGGTCGTGTGCATCTGGAATGTCAGCGGAGCCTTGCCCGAGCCGTCGGCGTAGTCATCGTGGTTCTTGCCGATGATGTCGATCTGGTATGCTTTATTGCTGATTGTCATCTCTTTGCTGTCACCGACAGCCCAAGCATCGGGAACACTGCCAGACTGACACGCAGCAATAATAGTCGACCAGTCGTTATTGCCAAAAACAGGGTCAATCAGGTTCAGCGTAGCTTCGACAGATCCAACAACTACATCGATAGATTTAGACATACTTCCCGATGCAGCTGTCACAGCCCATGTTCCAACCTCATCAACCGTCAACGTACAGTTCCCGCTCGCATCAGCTGTGTCGGAAACTGTCTTGCTGCCCTTCGTTGCCGTAACCGCTGCGCCCGCGCTAGTCGTAACGACAATCTGCAGTTGCGGGACAGTCAGGGTGCCGGTGATGCGCTTACCGCTCGCGTCGTGCGCAGTCTCGCCTTGTGCAAGCTTCGCTGCCGTAACGGTGTCCGCCGTCAGGTCGAGCTTCACCTCGCCGTTGATTTCAACCTTGTTGACTGCCACAATTAAGCACCTACTTTCAGTGTCTGGCCTCCCTGAGCATTATCTGTATAGGTGACAGGAATTGCTGCAACAGTAACCGAAGACAGGTAATTGTAATCGGGGCTGTCAGGTGTAACTTCCTGCTGTGCGAATGTCGGAGTAACCGTCTTCGCCTGGGGCTTTACGCCTTCAGAACCAGACATAGTGCCTTCAACACCGAGCACTGTAATACCCTCACGAATGTTGGCTGGAATCAGCTTTGCAGCTTCATCAGCGTCGATAGCGGCATCACCAGAGCCATCGTGAAAGCCCATCGGAATAGGCACAGGAGTTTCTTTACTGGTGATTTTCAAGTGCTTTGCCCCGTTATTGGGCATCGTACCCGTCAGCTTGGAGCCTGCCACATATGCCGTCTTACCCTTCAGAATTTCTGCAGCAACGGCAGTTGCATCACTAGTATCAGCATCTTTTGTACTGGTACCAACGATAGGTGCACCAGATTTGTCATGGGCCTTAATACCCTCAGCCAGCTTATCAGGAGTGATATCATCCTGAGTAAGATCAAGCTTAACTTCCGTACCAATGATAACCTTGTTTACATATTGATTAGCCATAGTACTCCTCCCCTATGATAAGTGTCTTTCCATCAGCTGTGTTCGAAACCTCAAACTGTGGAATTTTACGAATAGTCACGTCCTTAGACATAACCATATTCTGTGTAGCCATAACCTTATCGTTGTAAGTTGAAGGGGTTACTTCATAATCACCCTCATACTTCTCGCCAACTACATTGATTAGCGACACATCTTGCAGCTGTACCTGAACTGTACTTGGTGCAACTACATGGACATTGATCTCAGATTGTCCGGTCAGGTTGATCTCAATGCTCAATCACAGCACCTCCCTAGATGTGCTAGCCTCCACATTGATCGGATCTGCCAACGTACCGCGCACAACATCAGGGGAGCCTGGAAACTTAATTCGGACAATTACCTTCAAGCTAGACTTCGGACTCAACTTAAAAGTCTCCTGTTGAGACAAGTACAGCTGATAACACTCGTCTCGATACTCAACATCTCCAGGGTAGTACTTTAGCAAGTTGCCCAGACTAAATTCGATGGTTTCGACATTAGCAGGGAGTATTTCAGTCTTATCTACAAGAAGCTTGAAGGGCAAGTAGTAAGCATCGCCCTGCATAATGGTCATATTACTCACCATCCTCCATATTAGTTGCAGATCTAAAATTATTCAGACCTGTTACGGAGCCCTTAGCGGAGCTGTTAACACCAGTACCATCCTGCGGACCAGGGTGATTCGGATCTTCCACCGCGTTTGGTTGAAGAAGCTCTCTTTCGTCTAGGATCATTTGAATCCACTGCTTAGCCTCGTCGTTCGATCTACTGAAGTACTCCATGATAGCCTTTTCCAAAGGCATCATCTGAGTTGCACCAGATGCCAGCTTAGCATTCTCAATGTTCTCACGCGGATCATCAGGCAGACCGTCAGACCACAGTACAGAAATGTTCTCGTACTGAAGCTGCTTGCTCAAACTTGCGAACAGTTGACGAACTGGCCGAGTCAAAGCGTTAGCAATTCGACGGGCCTTTGCAAGAGGGTTGACCATCTTGAAACGCATCGCAGTGCCACTAATTGCCTGGCTGGATCCATCCTGACCACCGAGCAATGCAGCACCCATTTCGCTCAAAATGTACAACTGGTTGATCAAGAACTCAAGCTGCTTAAACGCACTAGTAAGTTGACCATCCCAGGTCATGTACTTCGGCTGCTCCTCACCGGGAGACACAGCAAAGAACTTACCACTATGCAGATGATACTCACCAGTTCGAGCATCGCATTCAAGCATTGAGACAGGACCTGTGATGTTAGGATCAGCATGCTTATCCAAAATAGCAGAAATCTGGCCAACACGAGCCATAATCTCCGCGAGAATGCTGTCCAACGGCATGTAATCGTCGTAGCCGTACACACTATTGGAAGTTGCGAAGGCTCGAATATGCTGAACAGCGCAACGATCCAGGCCAGTAGAAGTCCAGCCGCTACTAACCTGGTCCAGAATCACATCACCAGACTCGTTCATCTTATAGATACGAGTTTCATACCGGCCAATCTCAGAAGGAGCTGTACTGTGAATCTGTACGTGCAAGTACCAATCAGGCTTGGTCGGATCTCCGGTGATATTCTCACGCCAGCACAAGCAATGTGCCATAATACTGTTGGTGCCATCCTGTCGAACTACAGGATACCATTGAGCAGGATCCCAGCAGGTAAAATTGTAATTACCGTCGTAGTCTAAGTACAAACGCCACACTGCATCGCCGTAACGACTGATATCGATTACAGTTGAGTACACCTTGGCGTCAAAATCGGAAGTATCGCGAACGTTGCGAATAGTCTCATTATCTTCAGCAGATGCACCAGAGATGTTGGGATGCTCCCCGCAGACAAGGTCTGCCATTTTGAGAGACATCAAACGCTGATAGTTGAGAAGGGTTGGGAAGGACACAACTTCTTCGAAGTTGCCAATCACCTGCGAGATACGCTTCGCACATTGAATATAGCAGTTGATACTGTCTACCTGATGCAGATCGTGCGTACGGAATGCGGGGTCTGCAAAATGGTCACCGTCAAACAGTTGAGCATTCTGGCAGTACCGCATTACACGGGGCATCTCGCGAACCGGAGGAAAGCTCTGCCCCGGCTTCAACCAATCAAAATTATAGAGCATACACTTCACTCCTTAAACTTTATAGACACCAGACATACCATTCAAAGACTCAGTGTACAGAGCGTACCGATCAGTATCACAGGCATGGTCATGCTCTTTCAAAGGCTTATCCAAGCCTACTCGTTGAGCATTTGGATCCCATACGTACGATGCATATTCCTGCTCAGTGTTGACACAAGACTTATCGATAAAGTACTTACCACATTTCAAGCGAGTTGCGACATGTCTGATACCACTAATAACGTCATTATCAGCATTCAGCACTCGATATCCAAGGCGCATCAAAGCTACTTTCCACGAAGCCGCTGACGGGTCGCAGTACACAGCCCACGGCTTAATGCCGTCAAGCCATTTCTGAAACTCCGCAACGAACTCAGCGTCAGTTTGCTGCTTTTTACGCTTCTTAGCGTCGTAGTAGAACTCACGAACCTTCAGCATCAAAGGCATTCCAGATCTATCCGTGTCTGGGAACTTAGCATACAAGCCCCAGGACATAACAGTTGAGGTGCCGTAGTCGCAGCCAACCAACCAGCGAATAGCACTCGGATGCACACCACTCTGCTCAATGTACTTAGCAGTGTCGATCATGTGCTTGCCTGCCGAGAACATGTCGTACACGCGGCCTTCTGCAGCAACCCAGTTGCCCAAAATCATGCGCTCGTACCAGACGCCAGTGTACATCTGTTTCAAGTCTTCAATGTAGGACTGACTCAAGCTGAGATTGTCCTCCATCAAGAACTTCCAGACTTTTTTGTTGGTAATCTTCGGATTCGTAATGTAATCGGTGTAAAACCAGTGGTAAGGACTGTCCGGGTTACAGTTGCAGAAGCACATCGCTCCTTCAACTGACAGACGAGCCATCAACTGGTTAAACACGCTCTGTGGGTACAAGTTAACCTCGTCACACAGAGCTCCAGCAAAAGTTGCGCCTCGAATCTTGGACTCAGCGTCCTCGTTGTTAGCACCGAAGCAATACACGCGTCTGTTGAAGATACGCAACTCACCCTGCTGTCGGTTCGTCCACTTGTAGTTCTGAATGCCTACAGTGTCAAACAGGTCATTCAGAACATTTCGCTGTAGGGTGGCTGTCGTTCGCCCGAGCATGGCGACATCTCCAGGAGGGCCAGAGATCAAGTACGACAGCCACCGGACAGTACATGAAATCGTCTTTGACGATCGAACTGCTCCATGAGCTATGTTCAACTTCGCATCAGAGTTGCGAATAAAATCTAATGCCTTAGGCGAGAATGGCCTCCAATCAACCATTATGCACCACTGCCTCGAATCGCTTCAGTCAGAGCTCTCAGCCCCGTAACAGCAGCATCCTCAGGACCATTCAGCATGCGATCCACTTCAGACATGGTCTTTACAGCCTGACGAATCTCACCACCGAGACCAATGTACAAATCAGCCATCGGCTTAGTGAGCATCTTAGCCATTTGAATCTGCAAATCCTGATCCTCTTCCGGAATGTTACTGGTTCGAGCCAGCTTGTTGATCCTGCGACCCATCGCTTTCAGAGTCACAAGGTACTCACGGCTAACAGCCTCCAGCATGTCCATCTCGCGCAGCTTAGCTCTACGCACCAAGCTGTCGCGAGTCGGTTGCGCGGGTTGAGTTGAGGGAACATCCGTCACGAGAGCACCAGGCTCGAACTTGTCGAACTCACTCGGCTGAGTAGCCTCGATGACCTCGACGTCCTCAGGCCGAACTAGAGGAGTATGATACAGAGCGTGCAGCTTAAGCTCGTTAGTCGAAACGCCATACTCTTCAGCAATGCTCTCAACAGTAATGCCTTTTTCCTTATCGGTCAACTCCAGCAGCATATTCTCAATGTCTGCTCGCTGGCTATGTTGACAAACTCTACACATAAGCTCACACTCCCTTCAGTTCAAAATTTAGTGTTGAATTCATGCAAATTGTCCTTGCATCTTCCTCAATTCTATTATATAATAAAGATGAGCAAAATGCAAGTAAACTGAAAGAAATTTTTTCAGAAATTATACTTTTAATGTTTCGCAAAGTTAGAATGAAAGGAGCGCTTTATTTGTACTCTAGAACAATGTACAGAGATATCGCTGGCGGAAATCCTGTTGGAGCTCGCCTATTTCAAGATCTGAACGAGCATTGGGTTGAATGGTTGAGAATTGTATCCGAGAGTCTCTGGATCCGAAACTGGTCTAGGTCCAAGCTCTTTCTCGAACCAGACAGTTCTAATATTGACTGGAGAGCAACACCAAATGGCGTTATGTTGAAGGACCTGAGCCTAAGACTGCCCTGCGAGAACACTCCAGGAGTCGCAGCAGTTGCGCATACTATACTACTCGAAGCTACCTGGAATGTAGGTTTCCTTGGACTCGAGCAGTCGGATTCGGAGAACTTTACTCGGCTTGTCTGGTTGAGAGGTACTAAGCTCGACCGCAGAAACCGAGCAACTGGAACGCAGATCTCTAGCATGCGAGACCTGCAGGCTCCCATTTGCATTCCTGCAGAATATGGCTCGCTGGATCGCTGGCTGTATCCCATGTGGCTTCACGCTCATCGTTGAGGGGGTTGAAGGGTCTGGACGGTTGAACAGTTGGGGGAGCTCGAGATTTTTCCCCCCGGAATTTTTTCTCGAGGTACCGGCTCTACAATCTGTGAAATTTAGGCACTGGGAATTTTTCTGGTAACACCTGTTCTAAAAATCTCGAAATGTTTTAGCAGGTAAAACCCTACATTAAAGTAGTAATGTAGTATAGTAGTACTCAAACAAATGGTAAAATAAATAAAAACCAACATGGTTCTTTATATAAAAGTCCATCAGAAATTTTGAAAAAAAGCTTGATTTTTTTTAAAACTGATATTATAATATAGACATAAGATAAAGAAAGGAAAGTAAAAAATAAAAAGTAAAAAAAAAAAAATAAAAAAAGTACTTGATTTTTTGAAAAAAAGAGACTATAATAGGTATATAAGATAAAGGAGGACTTAAAAATGAAAATTACGATTATGGATAGAAATGGTGTTACTGGTAAGTTTAAACCCTACACCTATAAGGTCACGAAAAAGCTGTGCGAAAACTGGGGAATTTCGTACGAAAACAAAACGTCCGAAGCTATCGAAGCAGCTTTAATTGAAAAGTGCGAATCTTTTGGTATCACTCTTATCGCAATCTCTAAGTAAGCTCCCAGGGTTCTAGCGAAGCATCCCTTCAAAAGCCTCGCCCCATAAGTAAGGGCCGCTAGTCCCTAAACCACCTAGCATTTGAAAGGAGTCATTATGTCTAAAAAGAATATCGCCACCAACGAAGCTAAGGTCGAAGTCAGCAGCGAGCTCCTCCAGCAGAAGTTCAAGCAGTATCCTAACGCTAGCCTTCGTAAGCTGGCAGCTGCTACTAACACCTCCTATCCGGTGCTGCTGAAGCGCTCTAAGGCACCTATCGTTGGCCAGCCTTATGACCCGGAAGCTACTAACTGGGCTGCTGTTGCGGAGTATCTCGAAGCTCACGAGATCGATATCGAGGTCCTCGATTGGGACGCCCTGAATGCTACTAAGCAGCGTGCTGGTACCGTTGGTGTTGGCAAGAGCTTGTCCGATTATGCAGTTGGCCAGAAGGTGTGGCTGCGTCGAGATAACGAGGTCCCGTACCAGATCGTCTACATGACAGAGACGCACGTTGTCCTGCTTCAGGATGACTCTACCGAGCCTATTGCCTGGAGTGCTACGACGTTCCTGCTCAATGGTCCGGCTCTGCAGCCTCGTACCAAGAAGATCAAGGCCACCGTTGAGAACGAGATCGAGGAAGCGTGAGCTTCCCGGTCTCGAAAAGTTGAGGAGGTTGAACATGAAACTCAGGACTAAACGCGCAATGTGCGCAATCATCGGCATCGGCGGAGTGCTCCTGATGGCAATCACAGCCATGCAGTCCGACTCAGTCAACATGCAGTTGAGCACGATCATTCGCCAGGAGGCCCTAGGCCTTGCCATGTGCTGGGGCGGATTCTACAAAGGAGGATACCTGCAATGAGATATGAGACACCTGAACCGAGCCTTACTCCTAAGGAGCCGAGAGTCTTGTACTACTGCGCCTGTTGCGGAGGCGAGATCTACGAAGGTGACGACTGCTACGAGTTCAGTGCAGATGACGCTTTTGAATCTAAGAAAGTGTACATCTGTAAGGACTGCGTGCGATCCGCGAGTCGAGTTGCGGGGGAGGATGACTGAGTGCAATTCCTGTCGAAAGAGAATCAGCGTCTGTTGAGACACATGAGGCGCAAGGCCAGTAGGCGCTCCAAGCAGCGCGCTAGGTACAACAAGCAGCATCCGTTGAATCAAGGTCCGTTGACACAACCACTTCGGCCAGTCAAGATCGGCATCGTGGCCTTCCTGATTGACCTGCTAGCACATAATGACTACTAAGCACCAGACTGCGAGTGCAGTCAAGAGTTGAGAGGAGGTGATCGCACTGAAACGTAAACGGAGCATCAGCTGGATTCGGATCATCCTGGGTGCGATTCTCATTGCCATTGATCCAGCGTTCCTTTTCGGTCCTTGCGCGTTGATCGGTGTGGCGTTACTGATCGCTGGACTAATCGGCGAGGACAAAACTCGCGAGTAAGTTGCGGGGAAGCCTAGCGCAGCGCCACCTGGCGTGCCTAGTGCCTAGCGCTGAGCAAAGCTAGCGAATCGCCTAGAGTGCACATTGAAAACTAAAGAACAATCACTCATAGCCGAAAAAACGGGGTTTTCGGAGCTCTAGAAATGACGCTCGCGAGACCGCTGTTTGACTAACTAAAATGAAAACCGTTCAGTTCTGTTTCTGCTTCCTTTTCATTCCATTTCATTTCATTGTTTCTCATTTTTCTTTAATAATAAAAATAATAATAAATAATAAAGAAAAGAGAAAGGAAGAAAAGGAAAAGGAAAATAACCAGTACTGACTGAATGAAATCATGAAAGTTCTAGTGAGATCAGTAAAAACAATTAGTCAGTCAAACACATGGTTCTCGAGCACCATATTTTCGCGCCAGAGAGTGTCGTCTCCCACGTTATGATCGACAGTTTACTACATTCGAAAGGAGGTTAAACATCAAATGTACTGCAAAGTAACTCATCCGATTCCAGACCAAACAGCAGTCCAGCAGCAGTACCACCAGCTGGATCAACTCATTCTCAACCTGCAGACCCTAACGAGCACAGGAGCACCTGATGCCCAACTTCCGGGCCAGTCTCAACTGATCCCGCTGGCAACAGTGCTCGACTCAGCTCAAGGCGATGCGATCTGGTTCGCAAGCCCTCGCAATGCTCAACTGATGCTGGAAACAGCTCAGCTCAACCCACCTCAACTTAGCTGCAAGCTGCCCAGGCGTGAGCTAGAGCCGGGCGAAGCTGGCTCATCGTTGCTATACCGAGCAGCTGGGTGCAACCGAGCTCGAAGGTGTTGCTGCACCTGCACTAAGCTCTGTGCACACCGATGCTTGCATGACTGCTTTGTGCGCCTGTGGCTCTGGAAGCGAGAGCTGGACTCGCTAGGCGTCGCAACTAGCCCAGTTCAACTTAGTGAGCGAGGCGGAAGTGCCCGGTTAGTGTCGGCAGCAAGTCCATACTTCGCAACCCAATGCGCGGTGCTGAATGTGTACACTAGCTACAGACAGCTGTCACAGGTTATCGGCTCAACTGTCTCAGCGAGAATGAATACGCACATTCGAGAAGCACAAGCTCGAGGCGGCACCAACCTCAACGCAATGGACTACTCGATGCAGCTAAAGCTCAACGCAAAGGGAAAGCCGATTGCAGACCCTGAAACCGGCAGGCTGGAGGTCCTGTACTGGCCTCAATCAGGCTTGTGTCCATTCTGCTTGCCGGACAGAAGTTATCAACTCAAAAAACGAATGAAGAAAGTAGGTATGCCTAAATGAATAATGGAACCAAGCCGAGCTCTGCAGAAGTGCGCTGCGTGAGCGACCTATCGGCTCATCAATTGAAGGGAGATACTAAATTATGCAATTAGAAGCAGCCGTTGAGATTCAGAAGGCCTACAGAAAACTCACATCTGGAGAAGTGCCGTTCACTAAGAAAAACATGTGCGCAATTTTAGTGCCGCTTAGAGATAAGTATGGTCTAACAGATCGACAAGTTCTGGCTGTTGCACGAAATGAGCTGACTCTTGAAGAGCTTATGCTTCTGTAACTAATTTCATTACCAAAACTAAAAACCGGAGGTAACTATTATGGACGCTTTAGAGTTTTTAAGAGAGCGCAAAAGAATGTGTCACAGCTACAAGAAATGCCACGGTTGTCCACTTGAAGGAAGTTACTGTGTCACTAGCAACATCACGTCCGATGAAGATTACAGGAACATCATCGCTACCGTTGAGCAGTGGTCGAAAGAGCACCCGCGCAAGACGCGGCAGGAGGTATAGTAATGGCCGAATACAACGTTGAGCGCCTTAATAACGAAACTAAGCCCGTCGTGGTCAAAGAGGACGAGCTCCTGCAACAGCTGCGTGAGGCAGCAGAAGTTGTTGAGTTTCAGGTCTATCTGAATCAGTACAGACAGGCTTTGTATCAACTGAGTCAGTTTATTCAACAGAACACGCTCGGTACGTTGATGTTGAGTGAAGCAGTCGGTCTAGATAAGGACGCACCTTATGGCGGCTTGGACCTGTATCTCATCCCGAAAGACCCGAGCCTGTACGCCAAGCCTAGTCTGGTCAACCTCGTCAGGTCAACAAACCTGTTCAACATCTGGCAGCGTTCAGAGCATGCACAGTCAGCAGACCAACCGCTACCTCGATTTGACTGGTCCAAGTTGGAGTACCCTCGCTTTGGACCTTTCAAGTTCTACATCGGTAGTCACCTTGGATGGAGCAAGGAGGATTCAACAAATGAGTAAGGTCGTGTACTTCACTGATGCTATGCAATACGTGCTTGCGGATAAGATCAGTGTGTGGTTGCTCGAGCATCCGGGTTACCGGATTGCTACGATGTCAGTCGTCGAGAGTTCAGTCGGGGACTGGAATGCTTGGGTAGCATTTGAGACCAGATGACTGATCTACAACTAAAGTGTCCGTGCACTAGAGACTGTGTTAACAGATCCGCAACCTGTCACGGCGAGTGCGATGCATACAAGGCATATGAGCGTGAGAAGCACGTCGAGTATGCAGCTCGAGCTGATTGCGGAGCGCTGAACCCTAGCATATCCCCAACAGTAGGTACGAAGCAGAGAATGAACCACGCTAAGTGGTTAAAGAAAAATGGAAGGTGGCATAAGTAATGACTAATAAAGAGGCAGCAGTATTGCTAGTGCAAGAGTATGCGCATTTTAAGCAGACTATGGGCAGGTATGTGCATGTTCAGCTTGCTGAGGCTGTAGCTAGGGCCGTGGTCGCTTTAGAGAAAGTGTCTACAGACGAGGAGGTGTGTTCTGGTGCCGAACACGAATGAAATGCGTTGGATTCTGATGTGTCAGTACGGCGGAGCTGAAAAGTGGCAGCAGAGAGTGAGAGCTATGAGCGAAGCTCAAGTGCAAGCCGTCTACCTGAGGCTGAAACAGAGCAATAAGCTCTGGGTTCCGAATTCGGTGCACACCCCTCAACAGAACTAGTCGGCTTTATTTCAGTTCAAACAATTTTCAAAAATCTCAACAAAAGACTTGATTTTCTCGAGCAAAGCAGCTATAATAATAATGTAGATAAGAACTAATACAAAACAAATTTGGAGGTTTACTATGAACAACATTGAACAGATTATGGAAATCAAAGGCGTGCAGCCTTCCCTCAAGGCGTTTGCCGGTGTCTTCGATCTGAATCCGGTTCGTCTGTACTCGGTTGCGAAGCAGCCGAAAGAGGGCGTTGTGTATGACGCCAAGGTCTTCAACTGGGACGCAATCGAGCGTTTCATCAGCCGTCGTCTGGATGCTGACAAGGGTCTGGCTACTCTGGAAGACGTCGTTGATGCTGCTATCAAGGTCGACGCTCAGCTGAAAGAGAACGACGGTCGTCGCAAGACTGCTGGTGGCGGTTACGGTGCGAAGATCGAAGTCGATGGCCAGATGATCGCTCAGAGACGCTACCCGAGCTATGAGATGGAGAACCATCAGATGATTTGCCTGAAGGGCGACGTTGAGGTCTATGCCATCGTGATGCAGACTCTGTCCCATACGGTCCTGCGTCCTCTGGCCGAAGCTCTGCTGGAAGGCACCGAGCCCATTTTCAAGGGCAACGACATCAAGGTCATCTCGAACGGCATGCTGAACATGAAGGGCGTTGCGCCTGCTGGTCTGGCAAAGGCTGTCGAGGATCGTTTCAACGGCACGTATGCCCAGGAGCTTGCCGATGAAGCTCAGCGTAAGGCTGATGCTGCTGCGGCTAAGGCTGCCGAGTAATCGCTCCAGGCACGCGCCCCATGCGTGCTAATGTGAGCGTTGCTCATAGTAGGAGCCCCGAACTGGTTTTGACTTCCGCTGGTTCGGGGCTCTTTTGAAGACAGGTAGTGTAGCATTTATTTTAAACTGAAGGAGGTGGTAGTTACGTGGAGGGATATTGCTGGTGCCCGGGGTGCCGAAAGTGGGTGCCGGAGCAGTTGATGAACCGAGAGTGCGATCCTGAAACCCATCAACTGATTCGCATATGCACTCCGTGTCTGGAGGGAGTCTCAGCAACAAACTCATACGTGCTCGATGAGCATCATGAGCAGACGCGTTGCGTGTACTGTAGGAGTTATAACACAACTGAGTTAGCAGATCAACAGTACAACAAGTTTTTCTGTAACAATTGTAGAAGGGAGTTTTTCAGAGTATGAAAGGTTTCATACGCATTGAGTCTACGGACAGAGAAGGTGCTTTGAGATGCGAGGCTAACCTGTCTGATGTTAGCAAAGTCGATCGATATCAAGCGCTGGATGCTGCTTGTAGACTGCTTAAGATGGACAACCGCGACTTAGCGATCTTTCTTGCCGTAAGGTCTGCGGGTGCATTCGATCAGTGCTCTGTTCAGAACAAAGGAGCAGGCATAGCGCTTGGTGATCCTGATGAGCTGCTGCGCCAGTATCGAGAAATGAAGAAGGAGGATAACAAGCATGGCAATGGCGAAGAGATGTGATCGGTGCAATGCATACTTCCAGATTTCTAAGCAGCAGCCTAACGTGGTAGCGATTGCATACGCCGATTATCGTGGCGGCATCGATGGTACTAGTCAGTATGGCGGTTGGCGAGATCTGTGCCCTAAGTGCATCCGTGCACTTAATGTTTGGATGCAGGGTGCACTGAAGGAGGTGCAGTTCGTTGAAAGTTGATGTATCTGAGATTAAAACATTCAAGGCGTGCAAGCGCCAGTGGCAGCTTACCTCAAGAAATAAGTTCCATCTGAGACCGATGATCACACCACCTGCATTTGCGTTCGGCACGATCTTTCACGAGGCACTAGCGCAGCTGTACTTGGATGTGCCTCTGGATAAGGTCATGGAGATGGTGCGTCGTGAGATGCAGTCTGACACAGATGCAGCTCTGCTTGCTATGGTCCCTGGCTACTACAAGAATGTGCTGCCGGACGATCTGGAGCGATTCACTGTGCTGGATATCGAGCACCACTTCAACATTATACCGACAACGAGTTTCGGTGAGTACCTGTTCCCTTTAGTCCCCTCAACAGATCCGAAGACTGGAGAGCGTATCTACGATGCAAATGGCAATCCGGTTATGGAGCCTGCCTTAACGATCTGCGGCTCAATTGATATGATTGTGCTGGACAAAGAGGAAGGCAAGATCTACGGCTTTGAGCACAAGACTTGTAAGAACTTCAGAGACGAGTCTTACCTGTGGCTTGATGAGCAGCCTCGTGTGTACACTTGGGCGTTGCAGGTGTTCGTTAAGGAGTACAATCAGAAGCACGGTACGCAGTACGAGCTGGGCGGTGTGTACCTCAACGAAGTCAAGAAGCTGCTTCGTCAGTTCCAGTACCACAGAACGCTGTGCACGTACAGCGATGAGGATCTAGACAATTTTATGCTTGCTTTCTTCAACGATTGCAGAGAGTGCAAGCATATGGTTGATAGCAACTCGTACGCAGCTCCGAAGCCCAGCTACATGGGCTGCAGCATGTGCTCATTCAAGACAATTTGCTCAACTTACATGTACGAGAGTCTGGACAGAGAGAAGATTCTGCATGAGTTTAGCGAGGAGTTCGTCGAGCGTACTGAAGATCACCTGGAGGAGAAGACGGAGAGGAGCGCCGAGTGATGATTTGTATAAAACCATCGTACTGCGCACAAGCTTTGCGTGTAGATACTATCGGTAGTGGATCTCGAGATGCTCTTCAAAAGTTTTTGCTGGACTTCTGCGATTCGGAGATAGATATCGTGTGCCTGGAGCTGCATAGCTATGAGAAGAACATTGATTGCTTAGCGACGTCACTGCGAAAGATTTCTATCAAATGTAAGCTACCTGTATGTGTAGCTCGTAGGTTTAACAATCGTATTTATGTATGGAGAAAGGAGTTATTAGAGTGACACGGATAATTCATGAGACATTGCTGCATTTAGGTGTGCCAGCAAACCTGCTTGGCTATGAGGCCTTGACAATTGCGATCGAGCTGACGCTCAGAGATCCCAGCTACATGTACAAGGGTATTACCAAGAGGCTGTACCCTGAGGTTGCAAAGCGCATATCGTACGATGCGACAGCATCTAGTGTTGAGCGTGCTATGAGACATGCGATCGAGGCTATGCATGATCATACGGATCCAGAGGTCGTAGGTGAGTACTTTGGCAACGTTATGAGTGCTAGCAAGGGCAAGCTGACAAATAGCCAGTTTATTGCTCAGGTAGCAACGAAGCTGCGAGATCAGATGACAAGGTGTGCAGGAATGGAGGTAAGGCATGACGAACATTAAGTTTCCTGAAACTAATTTAGTGGAGTGTGTCTTCAGCTGGAGACAGAGCAGTGATTATGTAGCAACTAAGTGGGATGAGTACGATCACTGTGATCCCACTAACCTGAAGCGGTATATCTACAGACTGCCGGACAATCTGGTTGGCAAGGTTGCGCTCGGTGACACTGTGCTGGTGCACTGCAAGACAGGTTATCAGCTGGCTCAGATTGCTGCTGTCAATGCACTGGCCTCGTTTGCTCTGGACTCGGTCGCTCCGGTGGTCTGTATGGTTGATTTGGCTTCGTACATCGCTGAAGTCGAGCGTAGAAAGACCCTGGCAAGGTTGAAGCAGCAGCTCGACGCTGAGAAGAAGCGCTTGGAGTCTGTGGTCACCTATGATCTGCTTGCCGAGAAGAGCCCCAGTTTTGCTGCTTTGCTGAAGCAGTATAAGGTTGCTGGTGGCCAATTCTAAAGCAGCATAGCAGTTTGAAATTAAGTGTACCATATAAAAGAAACTGAAATTTTTATATCAGTGCACTTGATTTCTGCTGCTGAAGCATCTATAATATAGATATCTCGAGGAGGTGATTGAATGCAGATTATTGATTTGAATAAGCCCGACACTGATCCAACATTTGCTCTGGTGTACGGAGCAAGCGGTACTGGTAAGACTCATTTGATGGGTACAGTAGGCGAGCTTGGACGTACGCTGATCATCGACATTGACCAGGGTATCAAGACGCTTCGTAATGCTCCAGACTTGCTGAAAGCGCACTACACTGACAACATCACTGTTGTGGACTTCACTAAGTTCCAAGATCTGAACGAGGCGTACAAGCTGGTCGAGGCTAATGACCCCAAGAAGTGGTCGCAGAAGTTTGGGGTACCGATTACTCAACCGTTCGACTGGGTACTCTGGGACACCTGGTCTGAGATCCAGTGGTACATGCTGGAGGAGCTGAGAAGCAAGGACTCTGAGATGAAGGGGTCAGGTCTCAACTTTAGAAAGAATATTCAGATTCAACATTGGGGCATGATGACAGATCTGAATAAGCTTGCAGTCCAGCAGCTGCGTGCTTGTAAGGTAAATCAAGTGTTTACTATGCAGGAGAAGCTGGATAAGGACGAGATCAGCGGTGTTATCTATGGCGGCCCTGCTATTCACGGTAAGATGGTTCAAGAAATGCCTGCTTACTTCGACGTGGTTGTACATACGTACACCGATCTTCAGGGTCAGTACTGTGCAACAACGAAGTCGAAAGGTAAGTGGCCTGGTAAGACTCGTCTTGGTGTTGGTGTCGACATCAAGAACCCGACAGCTAAGCAGCTGTTTACAAGGTGATTATGAGAGTGGTGCCTGCTATGCTCCGCAGGGTAGGGTAAATGGCATTGCGACCTATAGAGAAGTCGGACTGCGCGACGTGGGGACTACCAGCCACTCTTGTAATAATATGCATAGCCGGTACCAGAGAACCCGGCAGAAAGGAGCTCGTTATGAGCACAAACAAAACTGGCCTTGGTGCCAAACTTCGTATGAAAGGAGGTGCTGAGTGTCGAAGTTTCAAGATTCTGATGCGGAGTGTTCCGTGCCCAGTGGTTGCGCTGTTCTGTGTGTCAGTGGTTCTTATGAACCTTCTGGCAAACAAAGAGGTAACGACAGGATGGAGCTGGCTGGTGCTTGATGGCGGATTTATGGTATCCTGGTTAAGCTTCCTGGTGATGGACATGGTGACCAAACGTTTCGGTGCTAAGGCATCCATTCAGGTATCTGCCTTTGCGGCAGCATGCAACCTACTGGTAGCAGGCATTATGATTGTAGTTACCAGAGTGCCTGGCAATTGGGGCGCGTTTTATGACTACGGTCTGCCGGAAGTGAATGAAGCTCTGAACAGCACATTCGGAGGTACCTGGTATGTGTTGATGGGGAGTACCATAGCATTTCTTACATCATCGGTGGTGAACGCTCTAATCAATGCAGCTATTGGCAGAGCATCAACTACTGACGGATTTGCGAGCTTTGCATTGCGGTCTTACGTATCAACTATGATCGCGCAGTTTGTTGACAACTTTGTATTTGCTCTCATTGTGAGCCACGTGTTCTTCGGCTGGTCTATGACGCAGGTAGTTGTGTGCTCCCTTACGGGATGTATTATTGAGCTGCTGTGCGAGGTAGTATTCAGCCCTATCGGTTACAAAGTGTCTAAGCAGTGGGAAGTAGAGCACGTGGGTAAAGAGTATTTGGAGGCGACGAAATGAAAGTAGTAGTTACTGGAGCAGCCCAGGGCATTGGCCGGGCTATTGCGGAAGAGTTTTTGGCACACGGTCATGAGGTGTGCGGCATTGATCTGAGGAGCGGAACGATTGAGCATAGTAGATACAAACACTATACTGCTGATGTATCTGAGGAATGCCAGCTCCCGGACATCCCGGACGTAGACATTCTGGTCAATAACGCCGGTAGCTGGGCCCAGGATGTGGATAATATCAAGAACAACCTGGAGTCCGCTATTTTGTGTACTGAAAAGTATGCACTGCGTCCTGGCATCAAGTCTGTTGTCAACATCGTATCGGTGAGCGCTCATAATGGTGCGGAGTTCCCACGGTATGCAGCATCTAAGGGCGGACTGCTTACCTACACAAAGTGGACCGCACAGGAGATTGCCCAGTACGGAGCGGTGTGCAACAGTGTATCTCCCGGTGGCGTGTTTACGGCCTCCAACAAGCACATCATTCAGAATGAGGAGCTCTACAAGAGAGTGTGCGACGAGACTCTTCTTGGCAAGTGGGCAATACCTGAGGAGATTGCAGAGTGGGTCTACTTCATGGCAGCTGTGAACCGAAGCGCAACAGCGCAGGACATTGTCATCGACAACGGAGAGATGGCTAAGTTCAACTTCATCTGGTAATACCAAACTCTAAAGGGAGTCACTAACGGAGTATAAACAAGTAGGGTCACCGTGCAAACCGGGAGTATATAGAGCTATAGCCAAGTGGTTAAGGCACGAGACTTTGACTCTCGCATCGCTGGTTCGACTCCAGCTAGCTCTGCCATATGCGTCTGTGATGGAATCGGTAGACATGCAGGATTTAGGTTCCTGTGTCGCAGGACGTACGAGTTCAAGTCTCGTCAGACGCACCAGCTGCGTAGCAGCGTAATTTTATCATCCACCCGAGATGCAGTCGGTACAGGATGGCAACGATAATAGCCTACCCTGGGAAGGTACTTTATGTTGAACCTCGATTTTTCCAGCGTCCCGTCCCGCGAGCCTCTCGATGAAGGTGTGTACGATCTGACCATCGCCAAGATCGAAGAGACTACGAGCAGCACCGGCAATCCGATGCTGAAGGTTGAGTACGACGTCAACGGCGTCGAAGGCAAGCGCAAGCTGTGGGACAACTACGTTCTGATCGACAAGTGCCTGTGGAAGGTCAAGGAGCTGTTCGATGCTCTGGGCGTTGACACCAGCGAGCTGGTCGAGATGGACGTCAGCGAGCTGCTCGGCATGCAGGTCAAGGCCAAGGTCGTTCAGGAGACCTACAACGGCGATATCGTCAACAGAATCAAGAAGGTTATGCCGGCTTGATACTACATGGAGCGGCGAGGTAACTCGTCGCTCCAATTAGCAGAGGAGGGATACATTGGCCCTTATTTACGATGAGTTTATAGCTTTTTCATCTGCACAAGGTGATCAGCTATATGCTAACTGCCCCTTCCATCCAGACAAGACGCCTTCATTTACAGTCAACACGACTACGCACGAGTGGTACTGCCATGGGTGCAATAAGGGTGGTTCGGAGAAGGAGTTCTTAGCAGAGTACTTCGATGTGGAGCCAAAGATCGGCAAGTATGCATTTGAGTACTGGGAGACTAAGGGCACCTTGCCATTTCCAACAGAGCAGCAAGTTGAGAAGTATCATCAACAGTTGCTCAAGAGCCCGAAGGACTTAGCTATTCTGCAAAGCTTTGGCATTACTCAGCAAACAATAGAGGAGTTGAAGTTGGGGTTAGACGACTTCAGAGTTATCTTCCCAATCAAGTCTAGACGTGGTTACTGGGTCAATCTTCGTCGGTATCTGCCTCCTCAACGTAGAATTGCCGAAACGAAAGAGCCAAAGTGCTTGAATGTTCGAGGTCTTGGACAAAGACGCTACTGGCCTTACATCGCGTTTGACAAGTCTGAGATTGTAGTTGTTGAGGGCGAGAAGGATTGTGCTTCGGCTAGGTCACAGGGTCTAAATGCTGTAACTGGGACAGGCGGCAGTTCAATTCCATCAGATGAGATTAGCTTATTCAGCGGCAAAGATGTTGTGCTTATGCTGGACGCTGATACAGTTGGTCAGCGGTCCGTAAACACGTACATTCAGCTTTTGAAGCCGATTGCTGCTAGTATCCGTATTATTAGACTTCCGCAGAAAGATTTTGTTGACTACTACACGTCGTGTCAACTTACAGGCACAGCTGTTGATGTATGGCAATATGCTTCAACATATCTCGAGTACGAGAAGCTTAAGGCTGCTGCAGAAGCTCAAGATGTGTCTCTAGTACGCAGTGAGTTCACAGAACATCTGAACTCGTGGATGAAGTTGCGAGGTATGAGTGTAGTAGGTGTTGAGCCTAAAATCTACACAGTGCCTGTAAAGTTAAGATGTGTATGTGGTAATGCAAATTGCAGTAAGCCATGTCCGCTAGCTTTCACGCCTGCGAATGACGATCTGACTCAGACAATCGATGTAGATCCTCGTCAACTTTTGCGCTTTATGAACGCGCCTGACTCGGCGCAAGACAGTTATGCTCGTCAGGTTTTTGGTTGTAAATCAGTACATGCTGAAGCGGTTGATCTCATCAACTGTCAGAAGTTGATCTTTCAGGAGAGTGCGAGCTTCATTGACGGGCTTGAAGAAGCTTCATTCGAGAATCGTTATGGTGTTTATCTGTATACTGATTACAGATTGAACGCTACTATGAAGTACGACTTCGAGGCTTGTAGAGTCACCGATCCCACCACTCAGCAGAACTACTACTTGATTCGAGATGCAGAGTGTGTAACAGCTGTCCAACCTAATATTGAACCTGAGTTGATTGCTCGATTCAGACAGGTTGGTGCTAAAGCTCATTCTGCGATGGATCTGATCAATACGTACTACGAAGAGTGGATGCCCTCTTTAGGCATCGAAGGTAGACCTGATTTGTTCGGTGCTATTCTTTTGACGTATTGTTCCGTAACTGAGATACCTTGGCAGAGCGGTGTCATTAAGGGCTGGTTGGACACGATGTGCATTGGCGATACTCGTACTGGTAAGTCCCAGATGGCTCAACGTTTTGTCAAGGTACTGGGCATGGGTGGTTATATCAATGGCGAGAATGCTCGGCGTACAGGTGTCATTGGTGGTGTGCAACGATTCGGCGATAGCTGGGTTGTAACCTGGGGTGCAATACCAATGAATGATCGCGGTCTGCTGATGATCGACGAGGCCTCCGGCCTGGAGGTTGAGGATATCAAGGATCTTTCCTCAACAAGATCAAGCGGTGCTGTTACCCTCAACAAGATTGTCAAGGGTGAAGCTAGAGCTAGAACACGTCTGCTGTGGTTCAGCAACCCGCGCAATGGTCGCAACTTGTCTGACTTCTATTGGAAGGGCTTTGGAGCATTTCAAGAGTTTATTCCAGTCATGGAGGACCAGGCTCGATTCGATCTTGTGATTTCAGCTGCCCGCGAGGATGTCGATGTGTTGGGCGATTTTGATTATGATACTCCTGTGCAGGTTGGTCCATGGAGAGCGTTGTTCAGCTTAGCGTGGAGTATTGAAGCTGACGACATCAAGATCACATCTGAGGCTAAGGCAGAGGTTAGAGCTTGTGCTAAAGATCTGAATGCAAAGCTTGGTGGCGGTTCGTTGATTGTAGGTGTTGCAGTGCATGAGAAACTGCTCAGACTTGCATGTGCTTTTGCTATTGCGAGTGGCTCTTATGATCCTGTGACAGGTTGGCTGCAAGTTGATGCTCGATACGTTCGTTGGGCTGAAGAGTTCTTGGAGATAACACTCAACAAGTCTTCAATGGCATATGGCGACTATATTCGAGAGTTCAAGAGGGCTCAGGCCAAGCGGGCAGACAATATGCAGTTTATTCGCACACTGATTGCAGTTAATCCTGCTATCAAGGCTCTGTTGACTGCATCGAGCTTTAAGGGATTCCAGTTCCAAGAGATCTTAGGTATGAGTAAGGACGAGAGTTCTAAGATCATGTCCGATTTGATTACACGAGGTTTGTTGAGACCTGGACCTTCTGCAAGCTACATTCCAGATAAGCTGTTGATGGAAGTTGCAAAACAAATGGATCTATAACTGCTGGAGGTGTTGTAATGGATAAAGCAGTTGCTGAAAAGTGGTTGACTCGGTACCCTAAACTCGAGAACTTCATTGCTGCTGGCACTATTAGCCTTAAGGCAGCTAGAGAGATCCTGGAAGTGGATAGATACTTTATGTATGATATCTACAAAGAGCTGCTGGCTGGCGGTGTAGTTACTGCTAGTGGCACAAATGCTTGGCGTGCTACAGCTGAGCTGAAAGAATACTTGAAGGAGCGAAAAGAGAATGCAGACACAGAAAATTGACACCTATGTGCGTAACTCGTTGGAGCAAGCGCCTCGGTTGAAACACTTGCTCGAGTTCGAGGATGCTAAGCTGCACCCTGGCCTGGAACCGAAACTGCTCAACTTTGCCTGCCTGGGCTTGGCTGAGGAAGCTGGCGAGGTCGCGGGCCTTGCGACACGTGAGCTGTGGAAGCAGATACCGCAAAATCCGGACCACTGGCTGGAAGAGCTGGGCGATGTGCTGTGGTATCTTACAGCTGCAGCAGCATGTCGAGGCTATACGTTGGAAGATCTGTACAACTACAATGTGAAGAAATTGGAGGATCGTTATGGTAAATGATAATGTAAATCATCCGAGTCATTACACCCGTGGCAAGATTGAAGTCATTCGCATCATGGAGGACCAGCTTACGCCTGAGGAGTATCGGGGGTATGCTAAGGGCCAGGTTCTGAAGTACATCACGCGTGAGCGTGAGAAGAATGGCCTCGAAGATCTGAAGAAAGCTCAGTGGTATCTCAATCGACTGATCGCATATCTGGACAAACAGGAGGTCGCGAAATGATTGAAGCTAAAGCTGGTACTCGCGTAACATTGCTGAAAGCTCCAACCGATGAAGATTGGAAAGAGGTCAATCGCAGAGCTCGGACAACAGTGGGCTATACCGAAGGCGTAGTTCCCTCAACAGAATGGCGACACGCTATCCTGAGAGCTCGGCACAGTCCTATTCGATATCTGCGTTGGTCTTTCTTGATCGAGGATGTGCCGTATTGGGTAGCTTGTGAATTGCGCACGCATGTGCACGACATGCCGTATGTTGCGGACTTTGGTGTTTACATTCGGAGTCAGCGCAATGATCGGCAGGACAAGTATGATCGAAATGCAGCGAGACAGGATGCCGCAGTCAACATGATCATTGATTGTAATGGTGAGCAGATTCAGGTGCTTGCAAACAAGCGTCTGTGCAACCAGGCTACAGCTGAAGCTCGAGCTGTAGTTAGAGAGATGTGCGATGCAGTTGAGCGTGCTGAGAAAGCTTATATTGGGCTGCTTGTGCCGATGTGTGGTTACTGTGGCGGTATTTGCCATGAAATGAAGTCGTGTGGACGGCCGTGGAGGATTTACCATGATTAAAACATACCATGAGGCTCCTAAGAGCATTTTTCATCAGGTGCAAGAGTTGACAGATGGCGATTATGCTCTCGTACATCTGTTTGAAGAGGATCGACAGTACTACGAGCTGTTCCAGGAGGCGTTACGCAAAGGTCGTGACGTGATTCTGGACAACAGCGTATTCGAGCTGGGCAAAGCGTTCAAAGCAGATACGTTTGCATACTGGGTCTACGCTTTAAGACCTACCTGGTACATCGTACCTGATGTTCTGGAAGATGCAGATGCTACAATCGTTCGATTCTTCGATTTTATCAAGCAGTATCCTGATCTACCTGGTAAGCGAATCGGAGTTGTTCAGGGTAAGAACTACGACGACTTTGTGTACTGCTATAAAGCTATTGCACCGTACTGCGACAAGATCGGTGTTAGCTTCGACTGCTCTTGGTATGAAGCTGGTTGCAAGGGTGCTACACGTTGGCTGAGACTTGCAGCAGGTCGGTTGAGAACGCTCATTGAGATGGATGAGCAGCGTGTAATCGATCGCTCCAAGCCGCATCATCTGCTGGGTGTGGCTGTACCTCAGGATTTGAGCTGCTACTGCGCGCTGCAGCAGGGTGGAGGATTCCACTGGATCGATTCTGTGGATACTAGTAATCCAGTTGTACATGGTCTTGCAGGTATCGAGTATGGTCCTTCTGGTCTGCAGGACAAGGAAACTAGAAAACTGTACACCATGATCAACGAAGATGTGTCGTTGGATCAGTGTTCGCACATCGAACGTAACATCAAAGCGTTTAGGGGGTTCTGCAATGGAGCTGAATAAGATTTGGTACGCAATGTTCTCGCATACTGGAAGAGAGATCGAAGCTGTCTCGAGAAGGCTCGGTCGTACGCCATATACTATCTATACGAACAACCCTAAGTACAATGGACCACTAATGTCGAAAGTCTGTTTTGATCGACACGATGGTATTCTGAAGAATAGCATTGGTATTCTGGCACCGAATAGCGTACTGACGTTGCATGGCTATAATCGTATTCTACCTAAGTGGTATGTGGAGTACCTGAAAGCGTATAACATTAAGTGCTACAACTTACATCCCGCACCTATTCAACTGTACAAAGAGTTGAAGGGCAAGGATCCTCAAGAGAGACTTTTCAAGGGTATTCAAGATGGCCAATATAAGTATATTGGTAATGTTATTCACGAGGTTATACCGGAAGTTGATTCTGGAGAAATTCTTGCTTGGGACCTGATGGAGGTTGATTGTAGTACCTCGATATGTAAGAGTGTTGAGTCTCTTAGTAAGTCTTTACACGACGCTGCTACATATCTGTGGACAGCATTCTTGAAGGAGGTTTTATCCGATGGATAAAATTGTTCAACAGATCGCGCCTAACATGCCGGAGGACCGGCATGTTAAGGCTACCAGAGATGTTATGTCTTGGTATAGGATCGTATGGTCAACAAAGACGTTGCTTGTACCTCCAACTAACATTCTGCGTACCAACATGATGCAGTTGGAGCATTTCTCAGAAGCTGTAAAAGCTTTTGAAACTATGGACTTTACAAGTCCAAAGTACAAATGGGATGACAAGGATCTGGTACTGGATTCAGTCACTGGACTGCAGCCTTATATTCTTTGCGAAGTGTTGAAGAAGCTTCCTGATCTCGCTCGACAGCATGATGGCTGGCTTGCTTGTGATATTGAGACTCGTAGAGTTGAATGGGAAGACAATATGCTGTTGTCTATTGGCTTTGCATATGGTCCTAGTCATTGCTTGGCTATTTATGACATTCCGATTGTTGGTGCTAAGACCACAATGCAGCCTAATCCTGAAGTTTGGGAAGCATTGCAGACAGTCTTCAGTCAACCTGACATCAAGTATATCTGGCACAACGGCAAGTTCGACTGTGGCAGACTTAAGTACCTGTGCAACCTGGATGCTCATGTTGACGAGGACACTATGCTTCAGCATTTTGCTTGCATCAATGAGAAGCAAGGCACTCATGGTCTGAAGGACCTTGGTCAACTTTACTTACAAGCTCCTGCTTGGGACGATGAGCTGGATCAGTTGAAACGCGACTGGTGTAAGCAGCGTAAAGTTCCGTTGAAGGAGTTTATGTATGACTACATCCCAACAGAGACGTTGATCCCATACATGCAACGAGATTGCATCGCAACATATCGACTTCATCAATGCTTTAATGAGTTGATGAGACCGGGCTCTGACTTCATCTATCATCAGTTGTGCAGAGCCTCTACAGCTTATGGCGCTGTTGAACTTGCAGGTGCACGCATCGATTTGGACTATCTGGAAGAGCTGGAAGCTGAGCTGGATAAGCTGATTGCTGAGTCGAGAGCTCGTTTAGCCAAGGTTGCGGGTAAGTACTGGAATCCTTTGCTATATGGCGCTGCAACTGGAGCAAAGGTAAAGCCAGATATGGAGTTCAGCCCGAAGTCTCCTAAGCAGCTGAAATGGATGTTGAGCGAGGTTATGGGTCATCCTGTACCAGGTACTGATGCAGAGACTATGCAGCTGCTGATGGAGGAGGTTGAGTCTAAAGATGATGCCGATGCTAAGGAGTTCATGGAGTCTATCTTAGCAGTCCGAAAGTACAGTAAGTATCTCGATACCTATGTTGTCGGTATTCGAGACGTGCTGTGTAGAGATAGTCGAGTACGGTGCACATTCAACCTGCATGGCACGGAGACGGGTCGATTGAGCAGCTCGAATCCGAATATGCAGAACATTCCTCGCAACAAGATGATCAAAAATCTGATTGTAGCATCACCTGGAACATGTTTGCTTCAACTCGACTACAGCCAGTGCGAGCTTCGAGTGCTTGCGATGTTGAGTAAAGATCCAGCTCTGATTCAGATCTACCAGAGTGGTCAGGATCTACATGATGCAGTCTGCGATATGATGTTCGGTGAAGGCTCGCATAAAGATAAGGAGTTGCGCAACCTAGCTAAGACAATCAACTTCGGTAAGTAAGAGCTTAGCCGAAGTAAAACCTCCTCAAAACGGTTAGGGCTGAGATGCTGAGACCGTGCCCAGGTAATGACTGGTGTGTATCGACTTATAACAGATCGCTGAGGAGACTCAAATCATTCGAATCTGTTTATACGGGAGGTAATTAAGGTGGCAATGACTTCAAGCGTTAAAGGTACAAAGATTTGTCCAGACTGTGGTAAGCTGTTTGAGTACAGGTCGCCTAAGAAGCAGAGATGTGACTCTTGTGCTAAAGAGCGAGTACGTAAACAAGCTCGAGCAGCTTATAGCCCTGATGGCTCTAAGCGTGGCTACAATCAGAAGGGCGCGAATAACAATCACTGGGTTAATGGTACTGGATATTATCAGCAGTTTCGTAAGGATGCTTGCGAACGCTGCGGAGCTACAAAGTTTTTAGTCGTGCATCATCGAGATCATAATCATTACAACAGTGATCCCGAGAATCTCGAAACTCTGTGTAAGCGCTGTCATCAGTTGGAACACAGATGTTGGGAGAACCTTAAGAAAGGTATAGTCAGGTCCTCGGAGAATAAAGAATCCGAGGAGTAACCGATAGCGTACGGTCGAGGCGCTGGATCTATCGCAACTAAGTTTAAGAAAAGCATGCGTGAAGCTCAGAGCATCATTGACAAGTGGTTCGCTCCTATGCCTAAGGTGAAGGAGTACATTATGAATCGACGCAAGATGGCTACCAGAGGTGAGCCTTGCGTTACGATTTTTGGACGTGAGAGACATTTCGTGCTGACAGATTCTGAGCTCAACCATATCCAGAATGAATATATCAACACGCCGATTCAAGGTACAGCTTCTGACTTCGCAATGTTCTCGTTGATGAACATTTATGATTACTTGCAGCAGAACTGGAAGGGTCGAGCTCGAATTGTTGCGACAGTTCACGACTCAATCATTATCGAGGTTGAGGATAAGCCAGAGGCGTTGAAGACAATCGGCAACAAGTGTGTTGAGTTGATGGCAACTACGCCGCTGCAGTACGTGCCTGATTGCCCTGTGCCGTTTGTAGCTGATGCAGAGATTGGCTATAAGTGGGGCGAGATGTACAAACTGGACATGGAGACTGGCTTACCGAAGCCGAAGGAGTAATGCTGTGGAGGTTGTCTTAATAGTAGTGCTTGTCTAGATTTTTGAGATCTGGTTGATACATGCGATTTTTGGAGGTAAAATGTGAAGATATTACCGTACACAAATGACAAGTACATTAAAGTACTCGATCCGCCAGATCCAAGTATGCTGCTTGGTTGGAGACAGCGTAAGGGCGAACCTTGGATCATTGCGGAGAATAACCTTGTCAACCGAATCGTTTTAGGTATCTTCAACGATAAAGAGCTGTGCCATGCACCAGACAATCTGCAACAGCGAATGGACCAGCTTAATGCAGACCAGTTGAAACCCTATCAGGTTGATGATGTGCTGTATATGCTTGCTTTACCCCATTGTCTCAATGCGAATCCCATGGGTTTAGGCAAGACAATAGAAGCAATTAAGCTGCTTCAACAAAGCGGAGCTCCCAACGCTCTCATTGTGACACCCAAGATTATAAGATATCAATGGCAAGACCAATTGAAGCGCTGGGCGAATATTGATGCTCATGTGTATGAAAACGGCTGCAAAGTGACTCCAGGATTCTGGATTGTCAACTACGACAAGCTACGCAACGAAGCTACGTTGTTGAAGTTTAGAGCATTTCAGTGGAGCTATCTAATTGTTGATGAGGCGCACAAGATAAAAAGTCGCTCCTCTCAACAGACTAAAGCAGTCAAGTCTATTCCGGCTCGACATAGAGTTGCGTTGACAGGTACGCCTATCTTACGCTATGTTGACGATCTATGGAGTATTCTCAACTTTCTAGATCCGAGCTATGCTTGTAACAGCTACTATGCCTTTGTTGAGTACTTCTGCAAGATTCAGCGCACACCGTGGGGAGATCGAATTGTAGGCCTAACTGATGATGCTCGGCATACAGCAATACTGAATCAGTTGCTAGACCTGATATGTATTCGCAATAGTGCAGTCGAGGTTGCACATGGTAAGACTCGCGAAGTTATCAAGCTGCCAATGAGTAAGAAGCAGCGAGAGCTTTACCGAAAAGAGAAACAGTTGCTACTGGACGAACTGCCAGAGCAGCTGACTATACCGAATGGCGCTGTGCTTACACTTCGGCTAATGCAGACAACATCCTGGCCTGGTCTGTACTTAGGCGCTGACGAGCCTGGTCCGAAATTTGAGTGGATCTTAGAGACTTGTCTCAACAATCTGAAAGAGAAGTTTGTAGTGTTCTCTGTGTTCGAAAAGACGATATCTGCATTGGTTGAGTACCTTACAGCTAATAAGGTTGAGGCGGTTAAGATCACTGGTCAACAATCTGCAGAGCAGAATGAGTTGAGTAAGCGCTGTTTTGTTGAACGGGGTGCTCAGGTGCTTGCAGGTACGATCGGTGCTATGGGTCAGGGCTATGATGGCTTGCAGCAGGTCTGTAGACTGATGATCTTTATCGACCGAGATTGGTCACCTGAGATTCTCAACCAAGCTGAAGATAGGTTGAGACGAATGGGTCAGGACAATCCAGTTACCATTTACTATCTAGAGTGCACTGGCTCGTTCGATCAACATGTCGGTAGAATCAATCGTAACAAAGCAGAGGACATAAGGGAGGCTTTAGCTGATGAGTAATCATTTAGACATATTGGCCTTTGACCCTGGAGAGAGTACTGGTTGGTGCGTTCGGAGTTGGATTGTACATGGTAGTCAGCCTGGAGCGTATGAGTACTTTGGCGGCACGTTGCCGAAAGATCATCAACGAGTCGCTGGTTTAATCTGTCAGTGGGCTCCGCAGATTGTAGTACTCGAGCGGTTCAACCTCTATCCACAGATGGCAAAGTCGTTGGCGTGGAACAGCTTTTATCCATGCGAGGTAATCGGCGTGATCAGGTACATGTGTGCTGAAATGGGCATTCAGGTAGTTGAGCAGGCACCGAGTGTGAAGAAGTACTTCGGTGGTTTCCAAGCTGATTGGGAGCAGGTAAAAGAAACGCCTGATTTTAAGCTGACTGAGCATGTTAAAGATGCTTATCAACACTTAAAATATTTTGAGCGTAATGGGTTGAAGAAATTTAGAGCATAAAGAAAGACCTGGGCTACTGCCCAGGTCCCTCTATTTAGTTAGTCGAGAAAGTACTTCTCAACTTTGAAAGGCTTTGCATCCGGGTCGTTGATGAAGTCACACGCCAGACTGAAGAAAAAGTTCTCATCGTCCTGCATGCCAACCATGCTTGCAGTGTTCATGTTGTCATTGTAGACCATGTTCATTACAAGATACCAGTTGACGCAGTTCTCGGTGATGCCTTTAGACTTTAGCAGGCTGCGTACTTGCTCAAGAGACCAGCGCTGGCCATATGGGGACATGCTACGCACAATGCGCTCAGCCTGCTCCTTAGGAATTCGATACGCAAGCTTTTCAAGCTCGCAGATCAAAGCATCGTAGTACTCAGGATAGCGCTTGCACAGTTGAGCCATTATCTCATCTGTTGCGGCCCACGCTTCCTCTGCAAAACCCTTGTCCATTGCTTTGGACACAAGCTCACGATACTTTCCCATAGTCAGCACTCCCGCGTGACCACGATGTTAGCATCCTGAATGTTGATGGTGTCAGCACCCGTATTGCGAACACTGATCGTGGAAGTCGAGCAGCACTGGTAGACACGAACCAGCACATCGGCGGAGATGTTGCCTGGGACAGCAACTGCAGCAGGTGTGTACAGCATAGTGCTACCAGCCACCGGTTCGCCGTCCTGCACAACTGCTACGCTAGTCTGCGCAACAGTACCGCCGGTCGGGATGCTGACATTGCCGTTGAAAGAGACTCTGTACACGCCAGGGCTCAGCAGAATAACTCTGCTAGAGCCTGCTTCGTGTCGAGTTGCGCAACCTGTTTTGATACGCGTGCTAGCAAACAGTACAGAGCCGTTCGCAGCTACGGACTGAACAGGAACATTCACAGCATCAATCATTGATCACGCCTCCTTACGCGCAGTTGCAACCGGGATTGCAGCCACAGCCAAAGCCGTTAGCAGCAGTATACGGGCTGCAGGTGACGTACGCAGGCTGCGGGAAAGGCCGCAGAGCACTGATCAGCGTTGCGTTCTGAGCCTGCTGCGACAGCTGGAAGTTAGCAGTCTGCAGCTCCTGATCCTTTGCAGTAATCTTGTCACGAAGAGCCTGCATCGTATTGCTGTTGATGAGAGCACGAGTCTGCTCGCCCTCTGCATGAATCGCAGTGGTGATCTCGCAGGTGTTCTTGTAGTTTTCAGCACGAACAGAGTCGATGTTGCGATTGGTCTCGCAGCAGCAGTTCTGTTGAGCGAAGCGGTTCTCGGACAGCTGCTGACCGAGAGAGTTGAAGCCCTGCAGCATGGTCGTGTTCTGCGCGTAGAAGCCATCGCAGAGACCATTCTGAATGCCGCGTACGCCATTCTGCAGATCGTTGAAGTTGAAGTCCTGACACAGATCTGCTCTGGTCAGAGCGTCGTTGTTGCGGCCAAAGCCGTTGCCGCCGAAGCCAAACATGAACAGGAACAGTACGACGATCCAGAACCAGCCACCCTGGCCGCTGAAGCCATCGTCATCGTGATCGGTTGCTGCACGAATGTCAGACAGAGAATAGTTATCCATATTCAATCTCCTTTACAAAATTTTATCACACTCGCATTGCGCACTACGAGTTATGATCACTTAAGAAGGCTCTGGACTTGACGAGCCATGTTCATAGCTTGCTGCAGCTGCTCGTTGGAACGGAGACCTTGCTGCATCATTCGCATAACTTGCTGCTTAGGGTTGCCCCTGAAGGTGTTCTTGAATTGCTGCAACTGTTGCAGCATTTGAGGAGAGATAGCGCTGTTGTTACTTCGCATTACGGGTTGCTGCATTTGGTTGAGTATGCTGTTCGCCATTGTTCAATACCCCCAATTTTTGAATTAAAAAGTCCAGTTTGTTGTTAAGTCCATCGAACTGCTCGCGAGTGACGAAGTCGGCAGCAGTGAGCGGTCTTTCATTCTCAACTTGTTCAAATTTGTAGCTGTTGATAGTATATTTGCCCATACCATCCACAGCTTTGATGTAGAACACATCCTTGGTATTGTCCATCAACAGCTCGGAGCTGTTGTACATCACAGGGTAAGCTTTCGCTTCCTCGAATCCGTTGACTGAAATAATCATCCGGCTCAACCTCCTCAGAATAGTCGAAAAGAGTGAGTTCGTCAACAGGCACGACATCTCACCCCTTTCTTTAATTATATTATAATATAGAAAAAGCGGTGTAACCCTTGAGTTACACCGCAGTAATCCTTAAAGTATCCTTAAAATTTTATCTTTGATAGATCGTATTCGACCTTCAATTGTGCTGAGACTGTAGTACTTATCGTGACGAACGCTCATCTCTTGCGAGATTTTAATGACGCTGAAGCCTCGAGATCTCATTCGAAAGATCTCAATTTTCTCATCTGTGAATCCTGCTTCCTGTTCGTAGAACTCTCGCTCTCGTGTGCTGAATTGCAGGTTACACTTAGCGCCTTTTTCTGATAGCCGTTCCTTTAGATCTTCCATTCTTTTTAGTCCTCGATCTGGTTCGAGTCTGCGTGATTCGTGCCATAACTCTTAATTACCTCCTCAATCTCATCAGCTGTGAGATCAGTTGCAACAACGTTGCCTTGGCTATCTACAAGTGTGTAAACACCTGTAGCATTAGTTGTGGTAGTACTACCGAAGTCGTACTGGTTCAGGTATAGCAGAAATCCTGCAACTACTACGAGTACAGCAGCAACTACACCGCAAATGACTTTTATCAAACCTCGAATGACTGCGTCCTTCCAAATGTTCTCTGCTTTCAGCTCGGCGAGCAAGCCAGTTACGATGAAGTCTTGATCTATCTCACATACCTCTAGTCCGAGGAGCTACTGTAACGAGTTTAGTCTGCAGATCGTTGCGCTGCTGAATGCGTTGATCAGACGGCAGGTTATTCCACTGCTGACCAATCTCTCTGAAGTTGATGCTAGCGGGGAAGCCTTTGTAGTGATCACGCATGACAGCAAGGTTGACCATGAAGTGCGTCAGAGCCACAGCAGGCGTGCAGCCTTGCTTGATAGCGTAGTTACGGATAACCTGCTCGTAACTCATAAGGTTGGGAATCATCATTAAGCTCCTTCCTCCTGTTTACTGTGAGGTAACTTATTTACCTCCAGCATTAAATTGTCCAGGTAACCATTACCACCGAGGGCTGTGTGATACACTTCGTGCATTTTGATCAGGTCTTCGTACTCGTCGCGAGTAACGTAGCCTCGTTCAACAAAATGGTTGCCGAGGTACTTGATCCGATCGTAGAGCAGAATGCGAACACCAGCCTCGATGCCGTTGTCTTTCTTCTGGCGCGCAGACAGCAGGGTAAACACGCCAGAGATAACAGCTGCAAGAGCACTGCTACTGAGAGCAGCAATTAGAATAGTCATGTTACTTCTCCTTCGTCGTAAATACAGCGATGTTGCCCTGGTTGCCGATCTTGAGATTCAGTGCTGCAGCAAAATCTCGAGCGTTGATGTAGTTGGAGCCGTCCTTGAGAATTCTCTTGACAGCTACTTCCTTACCATCAACAATAACTTTAGAAGTCTCAACCACTTCGTCCACCTCCTTCAACAGTTTTTTGAAGTCTGCCCATTTCTTCTCGTCGATCAAAGGTTCAGGGCATCTCTTCTTACTAACGTCATAATGCCGTACAGCATACTTGACGTTAGGCAGCTTCTTTAACAGCATCTGATACAGGCGTGCTGCATTCTCCATGGTCTGTTGAGGAATGTAGTACTTACCAGATGCATCGGTGTGACTGACCATTTCGATGCTGACGGAGTTGTAGTTGTTAACGAACTTGCCGCACGAGCCTCCCCAACCATCGCCAACGGACCAAGCGACAGTATCCAGAGGTACGCATTCGTAGACAACGTTGTTTTCATCAACACAGTAGTGCGCAGATGCTGCTCTGCCCTCACTGCCATTTGCGAAGTATCGGGCATTGCCCTTAGCTGTTGCTGAGGTGCCCGTATTCGCAGTGTAGTGAAACACGATGGCTTCAATGGCTGTCAGAGGACGTTTGCCGCCATGCCGACTTGCTTTGATGGTATTATTGATGATTAGTTTCATTCATCCTCACCTTTCTTAGCAATGATGTCCTGCACTTTCTGGCTCTGAGTACCAAAGTAGAAAGCGATAACGACAGTGTAGACGACCATGAACTCTTGCGTGATCTGCTTCGTAATTGCCAGATAAGCAAATACGGCAGTCAGCACAATCGTAACAATGGACTTGACACTGCACAGAGTTGCGAGTCTTTTCTTCAGATAATCATTCATTGTTTGGATCTCCTTTCTTCGCAAAAACTTTTTTTACCATACCGAGTAGCAACTCGCCTCCGAATGCAGCAGCTACAAATGTAGCTTCTGTTGACCAGTCTAAGGCTTGCAGCAGCTCGATCATAGTTTTGTTGAGAATGGCTTGAATGTAGGCACCAACAAACACGAGCAGTTTTGTACCTACGACAATGTAGCCTGTCAACTGCAGTGCTTGAATACACTGCACGACGATGAGACGCATCATCTCATTTTTATTCCATCGTTCTTTGTACTTAAGCATTGGCCATTCTAATATAGGTACTGGTATCGGTTGAGTAGCTTACTTTTGGTAAAGTAGTACCGCCAAGTACAGCATACAAGTCAGGATATTCCGTCTGTGAGAAGGTTGAACCGTCACACTCATGCCAGGGTGCTACCAGCTGGCGAGCAGTCACGAGCATAGCACCAACTGGATAGTGAGGCTCAGCTAGTTTGTTGAGAGCTTGGTTAACTGTCGGATCCGATGGAGCATCTCCTGCGATCCAAATCTTAGGTATAGTCGCTGCTGCTAGCAAATTCTCAGCAAGCAGTGGTGTCTCCTCAGCAAGAGGTTCATCCTCTAATTTGAGATACTCGTAATGCTGAAGTTGCCCTGCAGCATCATATACGCCATAGCGTACCGCATCGTTTGCGAGATTATTTGTGCCAATTCGGTTATGCATCTATCATTCCTCCATCGCTTTAATGTAGGCATGACTGCGAGCGTCTGGCGTGATGCTCGGTATCTTTTTACTATCGGATGCATAATCGTGGTAGACATTTCGCATAACTGTATTTGTAGAGGCGCAAGCACCTATCAGCAGAGTTCCATGTCCGGCTAGCTGGGAGCTCAATGCGTAACCTACGTCAACAAACACAAATCCGGTAGTAATATCATCTGAGATGGCAACCTTTTGCCCTGTACCAGTACCAGCAATAAAGCCATCAAACATGATTAAGTTGTAAGTCGCATAAGCACCACTCATGTTCTTTGTTACAAAACTGGTTCCGCCATTCTGCGAGTACAGTATTTTGCTGTCATAGTTAAGTGCAACAATAATCATGTTGTTATCTGCTATTACCTGCGCATCATTGCCACGATAAGAGTTCTGCTGAATATAATTCCAATCACTAACATTCGCGGGCGCAGTTGTTTTTATTAAGCGATAAGCGCTACTAGCCCCATAGATAATATAGAAGAATCCAGTAGACTCGTCCAGCGCTACATCAGCAATTACTAGATTGCTATCTGGACGGCTAAATTCACCCCAATTCTTCAGGTCACTTGAGTAACTTCCGCCTTCAGAATGAAATGTGTAGTATACACCGTTCAGGTAGAACAGCCGGTGTCGAATAACGTCCCAGCTAGGTGAGCCCGACATCTGCATATCCGTTTTAGTCCAAGGACCAGCAGGATTGTTTGCCTGCAGGAGATGCGAATTGTAGAAACTGCTATTTGAATTGTACGACTGCACTAAGCACAGGTACTTCGTATTTACAAAAATGACAGGACCAACGTTAGAGTACTTATTGATGGATGGACTACTGAGACTTGGTAGGTTAATTTTAGTCCAGTTATGCCCATTAGCTGAAGTGTAGAAGTCAACGTCGTCTTCGGTACGTCTAGCTCTAAACCATATTCCATTGGCATTGCTGATCATATCGTAGTTGTACTCGGCAATTTCATACCCTACTGTATTCGCTACTATCTGATCGCTCCAATTCTCACTCGTTGCTGCCGCTCTGAGGATGGGGTATAGCTCGGGGTACTGCGCCTGCGTGATGTACCGACCGTCGCAGAGAAGCCAGGCTTCAGACAGATCTGTGCGCGATGTAATCTCTATATCTCCAACTCTTGCTGTGCCTTCAGTCAGCTTGTTGAGAGCATCGTTAACTGTAGGATCTGCAGGTTTAGTCGTACCACGCCACAGTTTAGCCGCTGTAGCATCAGAGAGTAGATTAGCTTTGTTGAGAGGGGTCCCCACAACTGTAGGAGCATCCTCACGCTTCATATACTCGTAACGAAGCAGTTGACCAGCTTCGTTATATACACCATAGCGTATGGCTCCATTCGCTAGAATCTGAGTAGGTTGACGATCTGTCATATTAAACCTCCAGTGCAGCATTCAGCTGCGTTTGTGTACTTAAAGGCTGCTTTAACGTTGACAATTAGCTGGTCACACACTTGAAGTATTCGCTCAATGTCGTTTGCTTGCTGCCATGTCAGGTTTACTACAGCTGGTGCAGATGCTGTGCTGTCCGGTACAACTAGAGCAGCTCGTATATCGGCGATCTGTTGAGCATAAGCCTGAATTTGCGTTAAAGTTGGAATGTCTAGATAAGACCAGTCAACTTTAGCTGTCCAGTTGAAAGCTTTGCCGCAATCTACAGTCAATAGTTGCTTCAAGTAGTTGAGAGCTGTGCCGACTCGATTCATGTCTGAGACGTTATAGGCTCCCTTCGAGTCTTGCAGCCATGTAGCTTGCTGCGCGGAGCTCATGGACGCATAATTGAGCGCCATCAACTGTTTAAGCGTAGCAACATCTGCAGCTGTGCGATCTGTAATTAGAGTGTCGATAATGCTCATTGATTATGCACCTCCAGTGTGCCCTCGAATCCGCCGTTGAAGCTGAGATCAGCTTTTGTAATTTGACCGGTAAAATTGCCGTAAGTAGATTTTACATTAACTTGATCTGTTACTTCAATATCGGGATAACCCAGATACGGTATGGATGTAGTAGTGCGCTGCAAGTAGTGTGCCTTAGCTGCATCCGCAACAGCCTGCAGAGTCGTCATCTCAGTTATCATAGGATTGTCAATTGAGATTTCAGTACCATCAACCACATCAGTGTCGTTGTATGTCTCAATCCAGGTCGTAGAGTCCTCAACGACCTTACCTGTGATTTCGATAGACACCTTAGTGCTTACTGCGGGGGCTTGTACAGTTAAAGTACCTGCACGAGCATAAAAGACGCTGGATTTTAGAGTTGCACCCTTGACTGTTACAGTAGGATTTTCAACAATGTTGCCTCCATCGAACTCGATCTGTAACGTCACAGTGCCCTGAAGATCCCCATCAAACGAATATACAGTATCCGCATCAGCTTTAGTTGCAAAGGTGTGCAGTCCAACCTTTATGCTCTTTAAGCGCTCCGCAACCTTAAAAGACGGATCACCTAACTGTTGTGTCTCGTCTATTGTGTAGCCGCTGGCATTGCTGCTCTTATGAATACGAATGTACCCATTGGTGACATCGATGTCTAAGCAGCAACCTGTGGCGTTGGCAATCAACTGCAGTAAGGCTTTCTCTGTGTCGATTGGCAATGGCGCTCGAGTCTTTAGAGTTGACAAAATAGCGTCGAACTCCCAAGGCTTATCAGATGCACCTTCTTTAATTACACTGCTATTAGCCATCAACGTGTCTGCTAGCTGTTTAAAAGTTACAGGCGCTCTGGAGTACTTACCATAAATGTATTTTCGAGTCATGAACTGTAGTCTGCTAATTGCTGTCAGCTTAACAACACGTTCATCAGCAGGGATAGACCACTGACTCAGGTACATAGGCCATTCCTTAAGCCACTCGATAATGCCGTACGAGGTTTCAAATCCCCATCGGACTTTTAGTTGCTGTTGACGGGCTAGAAACGCAGCAGCACCTGTTTTCAGTGTCGGATCAAACTCTTGGTCATAATTTGTGGCTTCTAGCACACATTGCATAGTTGGTAAGCTATTGCTCAACAGATCTACAGACGCAGTATAGTCGGCACTCTGAATACGATCGTTGGTAAATTCAATTAACTTGCCAAACAGTACAAACTCCATTCGGGCACGCCACTGAGGTTTACTCCAACCTTGGAAGGTAATTTTGATGACCTTTACACTAGACATGCTAATTTCATAAAAGCCATCTGCCGCTGGAGCATCGGTAACATGCTTAGTCGCAACTACATCACCAGCAGTATTGTATCCTACAAAAGTGAAGTCCGTTGCCCAAGAAGACGTCTGTCGATCCCAACGAATGTACAGTCCAAATAAGTCGTACGGTTGCGAAAATGTGAATTGAAATACAGTAGATACTCCATCCTCAATCGGATTACGAGACCACCAGCCTAGTTTGTTTTGAGAGGTATCTTGATCATTGACCGGTATAGAAGCCCCGTCTAAACACCATCTGTTATGCTCTAGAGACAGCACCGGAGTATCAGGCGTCTTTTGGCGTTCAATGACATCAGATGCTTTCGTCCAGGGACAAGACGTTACCGAGGATACAGTCGTATTATCAGCAATCCCAGGAGGAGCTACGTCTAGCTCAACTCGCAGGTAGCCTGGGTACCGAAATTGAGCTTGGATAGCTTGCTTCCAAGCTGTTGATACAGGTAAGCTCATTACGCACCTTCTCCCGTGTCAATTACATTCGCAGAGCACTCAACGTACGCAGTTGGTACACCGTTAGCGTCTACATCGAATGCTTTGTCTGTTCTATCGCCGATGTAGCACTTACGTGTAATTTTCGTACCTGCAACTCTACTATAATACGTAAAGTTGAAAAAGAAATTTTGATCCCAGAAACGAATCATCTGTTCCCAAACATCTTTAGGCAGGTAATTCCACTGCATCTCCGTCTTGTCTTGGTCTCTGCCAATCTTTTGCGCTACGACAACTGCATTAGCATTACGGCCAGAGTTGACCAGAGTTGCAATTAAGTTGGAACCAGACGCTTTATCTGGATTTGGAATGTTGATGACAGTCCCTCCATTGAGGGACTGCATCGAAAACATAGTTGAAGGTCTAGGCATTAGGTACCTCCTAAAACTACAGGTTGTCTTCCTACAAGTGTCTTGCCACGCTCGGATGCTTTGTATGTGTACGCGTCAAACTGCTCCTGGCCAATGTAAACATTTACTTGGGGAGTTGCAGAGCCTTGCATTGCTGCGATCTGAGCGAACTTGTTGAGCATTTGGTCCATTTGAGGGCTATTACCCAACGGAATAACGGCTTCATTGTGCTTACCTTCACCGATTAAGGCCATCGTCGGCTTCGTCACTACGCCGCCGGTTGCAAAGGGTGTGACTCTACCGCCACCGAAACCAGTGCGGTTACCAGTGGCGCGTTTTGCGACTTCTGCAGTGCGATTGCTGCCGAGAAGGCCGCCAGTTAAGTTGTAGACAATTTGGTGCCACAGCTCGGTGAAGAAGCTTGAAATAAAGCTAGCTAGAATTTCCCATCGCAGTTTCCATTTGAGCTTGAAAGCTTCCATCATCAACTGAACCAGCTCAAGCATAATCTCGCCCCAGTCTAGTGAGTCTAAGAAAGCTCTGATGTCGGCAAAAATTGCATCCCAGTCTGCATTGACTACAAACCCGACAGCGGCGTCGAGGAAGCCTTCGATCGTGCGCTTCAAGGTATCGCCAAATGTAGCCCAGTCAATCTCTGCAAAGAACTGGTTTACGTACGTAGCAATGTCCTTACCAATAGCAATCCAGTTAATCTCAGAAATGAACTTACGCACATTGAGCACCATGGTGTTGACAATCGTACCAATAGCTCTAATAGCAGCACTCCAGTCGATCTTACTGAGGAAAGCCGTTACAGCGCTTGCAATCTGGCCAACAAAAGAGCACAGCAGATTGGTTGCGCCAGCCCAGTCAACCTGTTGAATAGTTTTAGAAATCAACACGCCAAGGTTACTTGCGAAAGTTGACCACTTCAACCCGTCAACAAATCGTTGAGCCTCTACAACCGTATTGTTGATGAAAGTGACGATCTCTTTCTCTACTGCAGGCCAGTTGATCCTATCAACAAATGCGAGTAGCGCTTTATTGATACCACTAAGACCTGTAAACAAAGTCAGCGATACGTTAGACCAAGGAATATTGCCAAACAAACCAGCTACGTAGTCGTACAGAGCGCTACCAACCTCTTCCCAGGGGAAGGTATTGACCGCTGTATAGACGGTGTAGAGTGCATTGGTCCACAGGTTACCAAGCGTTGCGCCGATGCCGCCCCAGTCCAGAGTTGACACGAAGCCTCGAATGCCATCTGTAATGTTTGTGATTACACGCTCGATCTTAGCCATGAACTTCTCAGGTTTAGTGTTGTCGAACGCCCACTGGATGCCCTTGTTCATCAAGCTAGCGATTTCAGCACCGAAGCCTTTAAAGTCTGCTTTCTTCCACATGTTGACCAGGCGCTGCATAAACCCGTCAGTAGACATTTGAATCTTGCTGCCGTCCCAAGTCAGGCCGAACACTTCGAGAATAGCGTCACGCACCTGATTGGCTTTCATCCTAACCTTGTCGAACGAAGCAGACAAGCGCTCAATCTCAGCAAGCAGCTTAGGATCCATTTCGGTGCCAATAGCACCGCCAGAGCCACCGCCAGAGCTCTTCGAAGCCTTTTCCTGCAGAATGTTCAACTCGTCGAACGGCGCTAGCAGGTTGTCAATGTCCTTCTTAGCTGACGCAGCAGCATCGCCAACACCTTCCAGAGCGTCAGCTTCATCTTCAGCGGCTCCAGCGCCTGCAGTAATAGAGGAGTTGAAAGACCCAAAGTCTAGACCAATCAAAGTGCCAATGAAGGTGAGAATAACTCGAATGGCCATCACGATGCCGTTCAACAGCGGTAAAACTTTCTGTAGCACTGGAATGAAGAAATTGCCAATAGCTCGAGCAAGTTGAGTAATTTGCTCCTTGAAGATACGAATCTGGTTGGCAGGAGACTCAATAGTGTTACCGAAGTCATTCATCGCATTCTTGGCTTGACGCATCATAGTAACGTACCGCAGACCCTGCAGGGTAGCTTCGTTCATCTTAGCGGTGTTACCGTCCATGCCAAGAGAGAGCGCTGTCTGCTTCAACGTAACAGCACGGATATCCATACCGTACTTACGTACAGCACGCGACATACCTTGCATACCAGAAGCCAAGTTATTCTGAACAGTTTCAATATCAACATTGAACAGCGAGGAGATGTCGTTTGCAGCCTTGGTCAAGCCCATAGACATCGTCTCAGCAGCCTTAGTGCTGGTACCTATAGCATCAGACATCTGATAGAAGTAGCCGACACTAGCGAGAATGTTGCTGGGGTCCATGCCGTACCACTCTTGCATAGCATCGACAAACTCCTGCCCAGTTTCAGCACTATCGCTAAGAGCTACCTGAAACAAGTTCAAGTTCTCAGAGAAGTCAATGCTCTGCTTGATCGCTTCAGCCAAGCTAACACCAATGCCAGCACCTACAATGTCCTTAAACGCATCCGCAACAGCTCCAGCAGCAGTTGACAGAGCCCCAAAGCCTGTAGTTAGATTGCCGACAAGTTGAGTAGCTTTCCGAGCAAGATCGACAAAAGTGTTTAAACCATCGACAACAACGTCGATTACTTTAAGAATTACGGTCAGCAGTTTGTTGAGCTGATCGATATTCCACTGGATAAACTTTTTCCAAGCATTATCAACCTTTTTATACAGGTTGATCAACTGCTTGATAGCGCTGATAATGCCTCGAATAATCGCCAGAACCTGACTAAGATCCGCAATTGCTGAAGCTCCAGCCAGCGCGCCAATCGTATTACCGGAGCCGTCGCCGATAGCTCCAATAGCTCCAGTCAGAGCGTTACCGCCATCGCCTCCACTGCCTCCAGCAGCTACTGCTGGCAGTGCTTGGGAACCCTGAGCACTACTACCAGTAACCACTGGTAGTGCTCTTGAAGTGTCGTCTGCTGCTTGTTGAACACGCCTGAAAGCTGCTGCAACTTGACGCATAGCTGAAGCCATTGCACTGACCTGGTACGTAGTCTGCTCATTGACATCGTTGAAATCGGTATACACAGTGCATAAGCTTCTAACAGCTTTCTGCAACTCCTTAGCAGCATCTACGGCCTGCTTCGTTGCTGCGCCAGTCTGAGTCATTGAAGTAAGACTGTCTTTCAGCTTATTAGCTTCAGATACAAGCTGGTTAATTCGCTGCTTCAAGTAGTCTAAACCCGAAGTATCTGGCTCAATCGACTGCTCAGATATAGCTTCCATCTGATATTGAGCTCGCTCCAATATTTTGATTGCTCGATCTGTAGCTCGTTGAAGATCTTCGGTACTACCTGTGTATTCATATCTTACTTCTTCGTAATCAGTTGCCAACACTTCCACCTCCGTTCTTCTTAAACTGAGCTTCTCTGCGAAGGAACTCCTCAACATTAACCTCGGATACATGCTTTTGAGGTTTACTTTGAGATTGATCCATCTTGTTGATAACGCTCTGCAGGGGCTTAGGATGAGTTGCGCGCGAATAATATCCAGCCCAGTAGCCTTGTTGAGCGGCTAGCTTTTGCTGATCCAGCAGTCTAGTTGAATAGCCGTCAACACAGGCGTTGAACTGGTCTAGACTCATATCTAATGTTTGCTCAGGCAGCAAGCCAATTCTAAAGCCTAAGCTAAACAGGTTGTTCCACGTTATTGTTGAGCAGTCGCTTCCTGCTCCGGCTGAGGGTTTGCGTTCTCTACCTCGTCATCTTTGATACCCATGATGCCTTGGATGACGGCCTTCAGCTGAAGCATCATCTGCTTCACATTGTAGTGATCGAGATACTCCTCCAGGAACTGCTGTCTTGTGTACTGCGCGCGTGCAATAGGATTGGCGCACCAGAAGGCTTCATACAGAATGCCGACTTGATCCTCCAGAGTCATGTCGCCAATGTTGGCGAACACTTCAGAGTACGGCTTATGATTGTTCTGGCCCTGCACACGATATGCAACACGCAATGTAGTAGCCAGATCATAAGTCTCACCGCCCAGGACAACAGATGTATACTTTTCCATGATATCCTCCAAATGTAGTTTTGTAGTTTTGTTGAGAGGGCGCAACCTCTATGAAGTTGCGCCCTGCTGAATTGATTAGCCGCCACCGCCCTCTGCAGGCAGCGTCAGAGTGGTTGCACCGGAGCCAGAGATCTCAGACGTCAGAGAGATCTTGTCGTCCGGAGCAGCGCTGATGTCGAAGCTGGCCACATAGCCCGTACCTTCGAAGTACGTGGTATCGTCCAGGTAGATGCCAATCGTCAACGGGTCACCGCTTTCGAATGCATCGTAGAACTGCTTCTGCGTACCACCAGCAGCCAGAGCTACAGTGCCGTCGATAGATGCAGTCCAGTCCTTGACGGCAGGTACCTTCTCCTTGTACTTCATACCGAACGCGAGAATCTCGATAATTTCCTTATCCAGATTCAGATCCACGCCGGAGATGTAAGCCAAGGTCTTCGCCGTCTGGCCAGTGCCAACCTTAACGCTCGCGGTTAAACCGGTAAAAGGCTTTTCAGTCGTAGGCATTCAAATCACTCCTTTATAATGGTGTTAAAAGTTACTTGGAACTCGTGTAGCTTTTCAGGACTCCGACCCAAGTAAATCGGAGTACCAACCAGAAGAACATTCAGCAACTTATCGTCGTGGTATCGATGCAAGATCTCTTTTGCTTCAGTAGCCCACTGTTGACCAGTTTCGTAAGAGGTGTGACGAATCACAATCTTAACAATCGGTCGCAACATTGAGTTGTTGTGCTGGCCACCGAAGAATTCGGTACTCGTCGCCCCGTCGTACTCCACAACACCGACAATGGTAGTGCTTGTTGCGGGGAGATCTCCAATTACCTTAGGCCAAGCACTTGGCAGTAGATCGTAGATATACTCTGCAATCATTTAGGCTTCTTCAACCTCCTCCTGATACGACGTTTCATGTTGTACACTTCCTGCTTGAAGGGATCGCTAATGTAGTGTGCTTTACCCTTGATAGGATGGTTGAACGTTGTATTCTCATGTTGAATGCCTGCATAATCGTAACCTGTCTCAGATTTTGCACTCGCACCAGCACGGATTCCTTGATGGCCTTTTGTATGCGTAGCATTCACATAGATCGAACGTTCTAGTTGTCCTGTCTTGTACGGAGCTTGAGCAACCGCTTTTGCTTTTATTGCAGCAGCCGTCTTATCCAGCTCTTCATTGGGCACAGTCTCGAGTGTATTCAAAAACTTCTTCAAGTTCTTGATCGCTCGTTGCACACTAGCAGTGCTTGTTGCAGAACTGCCTCTAGACATAGCTTTCGTAACCTTCCGTACGACCGAGCTGGTTAGTGTACTCTTCAACTTCTAAGATAGCCTTACCGTCGAAGCGGTCGTCAGCATTCACCTCGACGCTCTCGTCAGTAAAGTATCTTGTCGAGCTTCGGAGCACAGCACCGGTATTGGTCTGCACATCTCGAATAACTCTCTCACGACGACATTTAAGTTGACGAGGGGATTCGTAGATCACTTCGCCGAACTTATCCAGCTGCACATTTCCCCTGCTGTCTCTCTTTGCACGCTCGAATGTGCAAGTCTGCTTCAGAAATTTCGTCATTCGACTCATACTGGCCTCCTTGCAATTCGGTAACCACCTGACATGAACGGTTGAAGGAGTCGTGCTGCCTTCGCAGATACGATACCATACGAAGTAGTGGATCCCCGTCCCCAAGCACCAGAACTTGTCCTCTCGGACAAATTACCAATGCTGTACGACTCTACTCCCCATTGCCAAAGCTTTTCGTAGAATGCGGCGTCTTCTGAGGTTGAATCATCAGACAGCGCAATGGCGTTTTCAACCTGAGCAGCTTTGACGCTGTTAGGCACTTCCGTACTCGGACATCTTGGAAATGCAGTCTGTTGATCTGGTTGAGACTTGTGCCCTGAGAAGGGCAGAGCTTCGATTGATTCAAAGGATCGTTGCAGCAGCACTTCCTTGTCCTCATTACTCAACCCCTCCCAGGTAAACCGCAAGTCATCGGTTGAAAGGAAGTGCGTCGCAACGTACTCGTCTGCGTACGTAACGTCTACGTAGCCAATGTTCGCCACGCGCACTCACCTCCTTAGCCGTTGGACACGATCTGTGCAATCGGGATCAGCTTCGGATCGACGACGACCTTCCACTGAGCAGCCGTGCCCAGCTGAGTATCGGACGGGGACGAGCAGACCGAACCAGACACAGTCGGCAGCGTGTAGGTAAAGCCGTTCGGATGCAGCGTCTCACGCAGTCTGGTTGCCAGGACGTTGTAACCACCAGCAGTCAGCACGGTGCGGTCGACTTCGACAGGCGTGTCGACGGGAGCTTCTGCGAACTGAATTGCGCCAGCACCGAACAGGTACGTGGTGTAGTCCTTCGCAGCAGTGTCCTTCGCATTCGTCGAAACAGGAACACCATCGTCAACAATGACAGTCATGCCATTGTAGTCCGCGATGTTGACAGTTCTCTGAATGCCGGCAGCGTCAGTGTACTTCCGGAACTCCAGCAGCTGCTTCTTCGCAAGATTGAGAGCAACCTTGGAGTGCATGATCGCCAGAGAGAAGATACCAGCGTTGTCGCCAACGGCCTTCTGGATCGCTTCGGCAGCAGACGCTTCGCTGAGCATGTTGCCTTCGCCAGCAGCACCACTCGTACCAGCAAACACGATGCTGGTCTTGTGATTCTGCCATGCATCCCAGTAGTCGCTCTCGTCATCGGTAATGGCAAAAATGCCCTTCATGATGCCGATCAGACGATTCTGGCGCTGCTTGTTCCAGTATCTCGCGACCTGAGCAGAGATCTGCTGCATCGGGTTGGCACCCGAGTTGAAGTCACGGATGAAGTCCTTGTCACGCCAAGCGTGCATACGGCCGTAGACAACGCCAGTCTGAGAGCTGCCGGTCGGATCCGAAACAGTCATATCAGAAGTGCCGTCGTAGTTATCGGCCGTGCCGCCGATTACATTGTAGAACGGGATCGTGTACAGGTTGGAACCGTTCGCAATCATACGAGCGATTTCACCGTTGCGCTGAACCGCACCGCTATCGATCATAGCGGTACGAGTGGGGTCCTGGGCCGCCTGCCAGTTCATCAGGAAGATTTCCTCATCGAACGGGTAACCAAGAAAAGTACCAGGCATTAAACTCACTCACCTTTCATAAATTTTTTGAAGATCTCAGGGTTAGCTTGCTTGAAAGCGATCTGTTGCGCAACGTCCAACTTCAGGAACGCATCACGCGTCGTCACACCTTCAAACTGGGCACCGCCGTCCTTACCCGTACCAGCAGGAGGAGTAGTCTGCTTGAACAGATAAGCCTTATCGGTCTTAAGCTGAGTCAGCATCTCATCCATACCGGTAATCTTGTCATGCTCGTCCATCGTAATCTTAGTCTTATCCAGCACGCTGGAAGACCAGACCATTTCAGGATCCACGACACCGGCTTCACGCAGCTTTGACAGTGCTGCATACTGCATCTTGACTCCACGAATAGCTTCGTCCGCCTGGTCCTTGTACTTCTGCTCTAAAGCAGCAGTATCTACCGGCTTTCCAGGTAGACCTTCAGGATCATCAGGATCTGCCTTGGGTGGCTTAGGCGTGCTGCCAGGCTCGCCGCTTAAACCAGCAAGCTGATCCCTCAGAGTGTTACGCTGTGCAATGACTTTGTTCAATCTAGTCCTAGGTACCAGATCATAGTCAAAATCATCGCCCAGAGCATCAGTTACCTGAGCATACATTTCCGGAGTCAAACTCTTCTTCAACGCATCAAGAAACGACATTGAAATTCCTCCCGTTTAACGCCCGTCGGCTTGTTATCAGAATGACCTTAAGGGCCATATCTACATGATTAGAAACACCACGCCGCCGCGATGCCGTCCACCTCGGACGC